TTTCTATTGCCCATACATTCCGTTGATGAGCAGTGGTGTTGTTCTTGATCCGTCAACATTCGAACCAGTAGTTAGCTTCATGACTCGTTACGGTTATGTAGAACTAACTAACGCAGCGTCATCTCTTGGTAACGCAGCGGACTACCTAGGTGTTGTTGGTGTAACAACTGCTAACCTATCATTCAGCTAATAGTTGAAGAAATAGAAAAAATAGGCCCTACGGGGCCTATTTTTTTGGATAAATATTCTAAAGGAGAAAAGTATGTTCACTGGTACAATTTATAAATTTTCTAAAACTCATGGGTATATTAAACCGGATCGATATGGAAGTTTTGCAGGCGACATACTTTTTGATAAACGAGAATACGATTTTCTTTTATCTGATCGTGTAACCTACGAACAGTATGAAAAAAATAATAGAAAATACGCATACAATATAGAAAAAATTTAAAAATTACTTGACAAAGACAAAAAAGAGTATTATAAACAGTATCTGCACCAAACAGTAGAGTGAGGGCTACCGTGGAACAAGATACGTTTTGGAATGATATCATTGATACTCTAAAACAATGGCGTCGTAAACATCGTAGTTACGCTCCGCAAATTTACAAAGTTCAAAAAACTTTTGAAACTATGCATATTCAGTATCAAAAGAATATGCAACAACATTTTCAAAAACGATCTGTTGGCAGTCTTGCACGAGCAGAACAAATAAAGCAAGAGGCCGAGCAGATGTTTAAAAAAATATCAAAATTAGAGTTTTTAGCAACACTATCAAAATAATCCGCCTGGTGCGGATTTTTTTATGGGTATATAACCCATTTCTTCTTATTTGATAAATACTATGTCAAGAGTGTGCCTTACAGCATACTTTATGCGGAAACCCGCCGCGTAGACCTAGAACGTCAATTAAGGAGAAAACAATGGGACGTCCACTACCAAGAAAATTATTCGGTCCTACAGATGCAACAACACCAGCATCGGGAGATACATGGTCAGCAGATGGTGCTGACCCACAGGGCCGTACACTAACATCACAAGCACAAAACTGGAACAAAGGTTATAACATTCCAGTTTACAAAGCACGTATTACTGGTCAACCTATGGACAGTATGGGAACAGGATCTGGTCCGTACATTCTATCACAAAAAGGTTCTAGAAAATTTAAAGTAAGAACTGACAACGGCGACGGCATTTGTAAATTAGTCAACGACGACGACAGTTCGGTATTAGCAGAAGGCGAAATGGTACTACAAGGCTTTATTACTGCCGACGGTTCACCAATTTATTTACAAAGAATTACTAAAAGAAGAGCATACGACTTTAGTGGAAATGCTTACTCATGGTATGTAGATAACGATTCAACTGCAAATATCATCATGTTGACTGCTATCTAATAGGAGTTTAAGATGGCCAAGTCTAAAGTTAATAACTACGGTGTAGATCTATTAAGAAATTCAATCAACAGCGGCGGCGTAATTGAGTTTGACGTCGGCAGCGGTACGGTATTAATTAATGGTAATCTAAATGTAAGCGGCGAAACTTCATCATTTGAAGTTCAAGATTTATTAATAACAGACAAAACCATCACTGTAAACAACGGCGAAACCGGAGGCGGCATAGGCGCCGCCTCTGTAACTCCGAGTGATAAAGAAGCCGGTATAATTTTTGATAGAGGAACTTTACCCAATGGAGAATTCTTCTTTCAGGAAACCAAAGGATTTTTAGATTCTCAAACCGGTACACATACCGACGGTGCATTTGTTTTACAAAAAGATACAAATGCACTAGTTGGGTTGTACACAAACTATGTCGGTACAACTGGTAACAATGATCTTATATTATTAGGATATGGTCCAACTGTTGGCGGAACAAATAATGCCGTTGTTACTGTAACTGGAACCAATGAATACGAAAAGAACATTTATGCTTATACAGGAAGCAACATTACATTTAATGGATCGAATCCTGATAAGTTAGCAACACCCTCTGATGATGATGCACTTCCTAACGTAAAACTTTTAGTTGACTATGTAAGAACTTATCATCTTTATAACTTTCAACAAAAAATATCCGAAGGTGATACAGAAGTTGAAGTGTTTGATACCAGTGCCGGCGATCCAGTTAGCAAGACTGCTATTAAGATTAACAATATCACAGTTGTTGAAGTTTTTGAAGATCAAACAAACATCGAAGATGTTGTAGTTTCTGACAACACAATTTCGGTACTATCAACAAACGAAGATCTAGTATTGTCTGGTAATGGAACAGGATCAGTGCAAATTCCTGAGACATTGCTTTTTACAAAAAGTTCCGATCCAATTGCTCCTGCAGACGGTGTTAAACTTTATTCTAAAGTTGAAGCAGATGGCGGAACAGGCTTATATTTTGTAAATGAAAATTCTACTAGAGATGAAATCATAAGCAGAAACAAAGCATTATTGTATAGTATTATATTTTAAGGAAATAACAAGATGGCAATTACAAGTGCATTAATTCAAGAAACAGATACAATAATACTAACTGTACCAGCAGGCGAAAAATATGCTATAACTACTTTGTTAGTATGCAACTACTCAACCAGTACAAACTCTATCTACGATAGTTCGTTTGACATGCATGTTATACTTGGCAGCGGCACTAAAAGCAATGCTAATAAAATTCTTAACAATGTATCAATGCCTGCACAGGAAACATTTACATTTAGTGTTGAAAGACTAATTCTAGAAGGCGGAGACAGAGTTCTCTTAATCAGCCCTGACTCAGACAAATTAAGTGCAACAATTAGCTACCTGGAAGTATAATGAAATATATTAAAGAACAAAACTTACACGAAAGAAAAGTCAAAGATCGTTCGCTGATTATCAAAGGCGACGGCTCTATTGAAATTACTCCAACAAACGGAACTGTTTTAATTAACGGTGACCTGCGTGTAACAGGAAATGCAACTGGTCCTGCAAACAGTTTAACATATTATGTATCGCTAGAAGGCAATGATGCAAACGACGGACTTGGGTCAAGTTCTGATAGAGCAAAAAGAACTATTAAATCTGCTGTCGAAGCAGCACCGGTGGGTGCTACAATTCAACTAGCACCTGGCGATTACTATGAAAACAATCCTATAACATTAAAAGAGCGTCAAACTGTTAGAGGCGATAGTTTACGTAATACACAAATTTGGCCACTTAACAATCAAGATGACATCTTCTTTGTAGATAATGCTTGCTATATTTTTCAAGTTACATTCAGAGGATTGAGAGATCCGGGTTGGTGTGTAAGAATTAAGCCTGGAGCATTAGTTACTACTTCGCCATATGTGCAAAACTGTTCTAACCTTAACGGACCTTGGCTAAACGACGGTACTGAGTTTGTTCCTTTTGAAACTGTTCAGATCGAAGGCGTTACTCCGGGTGCAAGACCAATTATCAATAATCCGGATGTTCCGCTAGGAAAGCGTGTAAACGAAACCGGTGGCGGCAATGGTATGCTTGTTGACGGTAATGAATACGATCAACGATCACTGGTGTTCTCAATGGTATGTGATGCGTTTACACAAATTGCACAAGGCGGTATTGGTTTTCATATTACCAACTTTGGTTATACACAGATTGTTAGTTGCTTTACAGTTTTTTGTCGTACGGGGTTCTTAACCACCAACGGTGGCTATCTATCAATTTCAAACTCAGTTAGCGACTTTGGTACATTTGGACTTATTGCTGACGGATTATTTGAAGAAGTCTATACTACTGCTAGACCAGTACAAGATTATTTCTCAACAGTTGCTAGCGTTACAGTTACAAATCAAGGAGCATCATATGTAAATGCTCCAACAGTGATAATTGATCTTCCTGAAACACCAGGTGGTGTTCAAGCAACTGCTACAGCAAGTATTGATCTTGCAACCGGAAAAGTTACATCAGTTTCTGTACAAAATGCTGGTAGCGGATATACTAGTGTTCCAAACATTGCGTTTGTTGGCGGCGGCTTTACTGTTCTAGCAGAAGCAACTGTTAACTTATCTACAAATAGAAGTATAACAGTAAACAGTTTACGAGATGTTCCTCAGGTTGGTAGTGTTATACAATTCGAAGGTGATGATACAAAATATTATATTACCGAAACTATTACAAGTGTTCAACCGTTTATCTACGACGAATCTGTATGTCGCAGAGATGTAAGAAGAATAGTTGATGCAGTGGTTGGCGATATGGTAATGGGTACAAACTATCAAGCAATTGCTGCTGGTAGAAGTTATCTAAGATCAACATCGCAAAAAGTTTTACTAGAGCAACTAGAACCAACAATCTACGGTATTGAAGCCGCTAGAGATGCAATGCTTGAAAGAATTCCTGATAGCGATCCTTCAAACGAAACTGCTCGTTACGAAATTATCGAACGCTTTGCAATTATTACTAATATAATACAACAAGGTGATAGTACCAGCGCACCTGATATTGTGTACAATGATTTAGTAACTATTGATTCGGGTGTTATTGCAGCAAAAGATAATATTGTTGCAAACAGAGACTTTATTATTGAAGAATTAACAAAGTACATTGCAGAACAATTTACAGATCTGTCTTACAATCAAGATAAGTGTGAAAGAGATGTTAGACTAATCACTGCCGCAGTAACTTATGACGTTGCACTAGGAACAAACTTTAATGCTGTAACTGCTGGAAAAGCCTATCTACGTGCAAATGCTGCAAATGTTGAATTAAAACAAAAAACACAAACATTAGACAGTTTCACTTACTTAAAGAGTCAGATTGCAGGACTAAGTGCTGTCAATACTGTTGCTACTGCTCTTTCTCGAGCAAATGCTGCAATGGACGAAATACTTGAGATTATCGAACAGGGTGATAGTACTAGTGCAGACGATCTTGTGTTTGCTTCGCCTACCGGCGGATTAGTATCAAGAACAAATGCAAAAGATCAATTAAGAGCCAACAGAGCATTTATTATTGCAGAAATTATTGCATATATTGCTGAAGAATTTCCGACACTAGTATATGATATTGATCGTTGTGCAAGAGATGTTGGTTACATAGTAGACGCATTATCATATGACATATTGTACGGTGGTAACAGTGGAACAAGAACCAGCGCAGACGCATATTTTGTAGGAACAATTAATCAATTAGGCGCTGGCGAAACTACAGCAACAGTTTCTGCTTATCAACGTCTACAAAACGTAGTATTGAGTGTTGTGCAAGGTATTGCAGTAAGTGTTACAACAGGTAACACAGAATCACAGGACTTTTCCAGCGGCAATGGTACCAGTGTTGAAGGTGACACTGCAACAACATTAATTGGATATATTATCGAAGTATTAGAAGATGGGTCAACTGCAAATCTAGTTGAAATCGAATACCCCAGTTACGTATGGGCTGCTAGTACAATACAAAGTGCTGCTAATGCAATATTTGCACAAAGAAATACTTTTGCTACAAACGTCACTGCCTACATATTAACAAATTACCCATCCTTTACATACGATAGAGAAAAATGCAAACGTGACGTTGGATTAATTGTTGATGCAGTTGCAAGAGACATGCGTCTTGGAACGAATCACAACGGAATTGTTGCAGGTAATGCATATAGAAGAGCAACTGCTAGTGTAGTAGATGCAGAACAATTACCGGCAACAATACTAGCATTGAGATTCCTAAAATCAGAACTTGAAACTTTTGCAGCAACAAACACAACTGCACTAACAAGAGTTAGAGATAGCATGGATGCACTTCTTAACATTGTTGAATACGATGTATTACCTAGCGAAGGAATGACATTTCCTGCACCAGGAACAGCAAGTCAAGCAAGAATTGACGCTGCAAGACAACTACAAGACAACAGAACGTTCTTGGTTGAAGAAACAATAGCATTTACTAATGTAAATTATCCTTCGTTATCGTATGACGAAGATAAGTGCCGAAGAGATGCTGGTTATATAATTGACGGTGTAACACACGATTTATTATACGGTGGTAACAGAAGTACACTAATTTCTGCTAGAGCATATTTTGATGATGGTGCTTCTACTATTCTTGGACAAGAAACTGAAACTGTTGATGCACTCGAAAGATTAAGAGATGTAGCAACAGATGTTATAGAAGGTGCCGCAGTTATTAAAACTCCGGGCAACCCAGAAAGTCAGATTTTAACTCCAGGATTTGGTACATCAACTGAAAGTGCTGAATCAGCAGATCTATTTAATATTGTAATTAATGCTATCACCGGTGGACTTGTAACAACTCCACAAAACGATGATCCTGACTATAGTTGGATTACTTCTGCTATTACAATAATTGCATCGAACATGCTTACCGGCAGCGAAACCATACAACAGTCGGTAATTGATTATATTACAAATAACATTATTGGATTTTCGTATAACATCGAAAAGTGTGAAAGAGACACTGGTTATATTATTGATGCCGCAGTATACGACATGATGTATGGCGGAAATCTACAAACTAGACGTGCAATGGAAGCATATTATAGCAATGCTGTTATTGTAGGTCAAGAAGATATAACTGAGTTTTCATATAAACATCTAGCAAGTGTAATGAGCAATGTTTCTAGAAACATTGCAATTACACCTAGCGAAGGTGTTACACTTACACAAACACTTATTACTCCTGGCGGCAGCACAAATGCAGCCAACACATTGTCAATATTAATTAATAAAATTGCAGATGTTATAGGTGGTGCAGCATTACCAACTGAAATAGGTCATTCTTACGAAACATTAAATTCTGGAGATCTAAACAACAGACGAATAACGATACTTGCAGACTTAGACAACATCGAAGATGAAGCAATTTTTGATCTTAACTTAGAATACGGCGGCGTTTCTATTCTATCATTATTCCCGGGTGTAGTTTTTGTACTCGAAAATACTCTTGCTAGTTTGCAAAATGTAAGCACTATTTCGACAGCAGGACATGCGTTTGAATATGTAGGTGCGGGTATTACCTATAACGCTTTACCATTCTTTGGTGGCACACCAATACAAGCAAACCAAGTTGTTGAAACTAATACAGGTAAAGTTTTCTGGACAAGTTCTGACCAAATTGGTAACTTTGAAGTAGGTAATTACTTTAATGTTAACGCTCTTACTGGCGCTATTACACTAAATGCTAACCAACTTAACTTATCAGGTATTTCTAGTCTTGGACCATTCCAAAGAGACGGTATTCCGGTTGGAGTTACTCTAAATGAAGTTAGTGACAGTACTGATCTTATAGCCAGTACAGGTGTTGCAGCAAGTGATACTGTTCCAACACAAAATGCAGTTGTAAATTATGTTGAAAACAGATATCTTAATAAAATAACCGGCGGAACAGTTAACGGTAACGTAACAGTAGACGGATCGTTGATACTAACAAACATTAACCTAGAAGTTCAATACGGTGGCACTGGTGCAAGTACATTTACCATCAACGGTATCGTTTATGGCGACGGCACAGATCCGTTACAAGTAACTGACGCAGCAGGTACCAGTGATGCTACAACTTCTTATCAAATATTAACTGTAACCAGTGATGTAGATGCAACTCCAATTTGGACAGATACAATAGACGGTGGCAGTTTCTAAAACGCTGCCACCGTATTCTCTTTGATAAATAAATTTAACAATGATTACTATCATTTAACTCTGGGCGACCGTCGGTCCTGACCCGTACCTAAATAGGAGACAGCCGTAATGGCAACTAAAATCAAACATAAGCGTAGTTCTGTTCCTGGCAAAAAGCCAATTGTTTCTCAAATAGAGTCGGGTGAATTAGCACTTAACACAGCAGACGGCAAAGTGTTTTTGCTAAAAGATGACAACACAGTACAAGATCTTACACAAAAAATCTTTGAAAACAATACAAGAGTTGAAGTAAACGATCCTGGCGACAGTCAAGGTACAATTACTGCTAATGTTGATGGCTCCGACAAAATGATCATCACTGATTCTACTATCAACGTTTACGAAGACGTTGACATGGAGAATGCAACTGGTATTACATTTAGAGAACTAACTGCTTCAGGCGACGACGGTATTACACTTAAAGCACCAGACAACCTACCAAACAGTTATACATTAAAACTTCCATTTAACAACGGTACTGTTGGTCAGGTTATTAAAACCAACGGCTTAGGACAGTTAGAATTTTCCGATGCTGATACATTTGGCGGTAATACAATTTATGTTAGTTCTGAGCAGGGAGACGACGTAAACAATGGACAAAGTGCTCCTGTTAAAACAGTTAAGCGTGCCTGCCAACTTGCTTCTGCATTGGTTTACAATGTAGATGGTACACCAAACGGCACTAGAATTAACGTTAAAGTTGCAGTTGGCGACTATACCGAACAAAACCCTATTATCGTTCCTGATAACGTTGTTATCAAAGGTGACGGTTTAAGAGGATGTATTATTCGTCCTGCAAATGCTAACCAAGATATTCTACGTGTTCGTAACGCATGTTATTTTGGTGAATTTACTTTCCGCGACGGCGTTGATGTAAACTTTGTTCCTCTAATAACAGCCGACTATGCTGTAGCATTTGATGACCCAGATGATATCTTTACAAGTCGTGTAGGATATACTAATCTACCAACCACAAAGCCAACTATCACAACATCACCATACATTCAGAACTGCTCTATTATTTCGTTCTTGGGAATGAATGGCGCTAAAATTGATGGTACTAAAGTTAACTCACCAAACGTTCCGGTAATTTCAATCGAGGCAGAAAATCCTGTAATCGGTGCAACACCTGAACAAGGTAAATCAATGGTTGCCAACGCATATACTCACATTAGTTTTGGTGGTACTGGTTGGCGTTTAACAAATGATGCTTATGCTCAGTTGGTTAGTTGCTTCCAAATCTTCTTGCTTAACGGTGTTTATTGTCAGTCAGGGGGTTATTGCTCTATCACCAACAGTGCTACTAACTTTGGTCTTTATGCTCTACGTGCTTCTGGTTTCTCTCCAAAAGCGTTCTTGTTCGATCGTGCATTTGTAGTAGGTACTGGCGTTAGTGAAGGACAACAAACATTAACTATCGTAGGTATTAATAGAGAGTCCCCTGTTGAACAATATATTATTAAATTCCGTGATCCTGAATATAGATTAGCTCATGATAGACTAATCGAAAATAAAATAGCTATTGCTCAGGATACAGTTGACTGGATCAATGCTCAAATTGCAGGAGCAACACCTGGAAGTTTGTGGGATGGATTTACATATAATGAGTCAAAGTGCTATAGAGATACACTATTAATTGTTGAAGCAGTCGCTAAAGACACATGGGATACTGGTAACAGATATACAAGAAGTGTTGGTCTTGCATACTATAATAAAAATCTTCAAGACAGTTCGGCGATCCTAATCAGTGGCCAAGAAGATCAAACTATTGCAGCAATTGAACAGGCAAGTGTATATGCTGCTACATATATTTCAGATCTTGATAGTACTGTAAGATCGTTTGTCGACGAAAAGTTTGATATTGTAAAAGATATTATTGGCAATCCTGACAACGCTCCGAACCCAACCGAAGTAAGTTCCGAAGGCGACGTTACAAATAGTTTCAAACCTGCTCCTACTGCTACTGAATTTGATGCTGCGGCAGATGTTAATGCAACAACTAATATCTTTACAATACTTGGGCACGGTTTTAGTAATGCTCAAAAAGTCATCTATGATCCCAACGGTAATTCACCTATACGAGGACTAGATGCTGAACAAACTTATTATGTTAAGATTGTTAATAACGACGAATTTACTTTAGCCTTTGACGAAAGTCTCGACTTTAACGTAGATGTTATTGCTACTAGTACAGGCACTCATAAAATTCTAAGTAACGTACAAGAATTTTTTGTAAATGAAATTATAAGCAGTCACCAAACTTATCAAACACTGATACTTGAATCAGGTGCTGAAAGTTATGAGTTTGTTCCAGGACGTGCTATTGTTGGTACTACTGGTGCAAACAACAACAGTGCATTTGTTTATAGTTGGGAGCCAACTGAGAGAAGACTGGTTGTTTCTGTAGAACTAGTTGCAGTAGGATCATCTACACAAAGAGTACAGTTTAACAATACCAGTATAATCACAAGCGATCACGCAGATGTTCCAAATACTAGTATTACTGTTAACGAAGTTGCTGCGAGAACTGGGCTCGGTACTTCAACATTTTCAATAACAGGAACAGTTGACGGTGCTGCATTAACAAATCTAGTTAACCTACTTGAAAAGCAAGTTTGGTTCCACAGACCAAGTATTGTTAACAGTTCTGGACATACTTGGGAATACGCAGGTTCTGGTACAGACTATAACGCACTGCCGCAGAACGGTGGTAACACAAGAGTCGAATATGAACAGTTTTCGGAATTACCTGGAAGAGTTTACTCATCGGGTACTAACGAACTTGGTGACTTTAAAGTTGGTAATTTTATTACAGCCTTTAACAGAACTGGTAACATTACATTCCGCAACAAAGTTACAGTAGACGAACTCGATGTACTACGTCTTGCATTTTCTGATATTGTTATCGAAGAAATTTCTCAAAGTGTCAATCTAGGCGACGACGAAATCGGTGGCCCAACTAATAATAGATTAACAACACAACTTGCTATAAGAAGTTTCCTAAGCAACAGACTAGGCGGGTTTATTGACAAAACTGTTAGTACTGCGGCTGTACCAGGCGCAATTGTTCAACTTAACACAAACGGGCAGTTAAACGCTGAATTAATTCCTGCAACACGTCAGTTTACAAACACCACAACGGATGGTTATCTGTCAAGACTTGGACAAATTGACGAAATACCAGCAGTCGATTTAAAAGCAGGTGACATTGCTACTGAAGAATATGAACAGATTGAATTAACCTTTGCTTCAGGTGTTACTGCCGCCGACGGTGATTTAATCCAACAAGCAGTAACTGGTGCTAGAGGTTATGCAAAAGGTTCCTATAGTTTAAGTCTTAACGTACTAGTTGCAAGTGTTGATAGAGAATTTAAAGCAGGCGATGACTCAACTGGAACTGATTTTGACACAACAAATGTTATTAGTGTTAACGGAGTAAGCACAGGACAAGCGCCAACTGTGCTAGGATCAAGCAGTGCTATCACTGACAACTTCTTCTTAAAAAGTAGTAATACTAGTCAGTTCTTGATTCTTGATCCGGACGAAACTTATACATTCACAACCGCAAGTATTTCTACTGTTGCTAGAAGTACTAACGTTGCAACTATTGTTACAACAACTAATCATAACTTAAATGCCGGTAATACTGTTCAAATTCTTTGCAACGACGATACTACCTTTAACATAAACGGAATTGTAATTTCTGCTCCAACCGGAACTAGTTTTACAATTGCAAACACTGGTTCAACTGTAACTACAACTTCGGTAACTGGTACTGTAAGAACTATTGTAACAAGTGCAGATGGAAACGCACAAGGTGCTGTTACTGAAACACGTTATGGTGTTTTAACCAACGTAGACAATGCAAACATCACAGGAGGCAGCGGATATGTTCCTGCACTTGGAACACAGGTTTATGAATTTATACCACTGATTAGTTTAACTGGTACAGGATCGGGTGCCATTGCAGATGTTACTGTAACCGCTGGTGCAGTTACCGACGTTGACATACGCAGAGGCGGTATTGGTTACTCTGTTGGCGACATGTTAACTATCGACAGTACCGATCTTACTGATGGTACTAGCACTGGAAGTAGTTTTGTTATTGATGTAAGTGCAATAGAAAATAGAGCATATGTTAACATTCTTGGCGGCGAATTGTTTGTTGCATCTCCGTCATCAGTTGACTTTGTTGAAGACAATACTGCAATTACAAGTAAAATTACTGTAACATTAACCGATACAATTAGCAATAACTTCTTAGCAGGTGACATCGGTTCTGGGGGTAACGTTGACTATGCTACCAGCAGAATTACAATCACTGCACACGGACTTACTTCAGGCAATCCAGTAACATACGACACACTCAGCAACGTTGCAATCGGCGGCCTGCTAAACGGTAGTGTTTATTATGCTAAACGTATTAGCGATAACATCATTGAATTATACAATGACTATTCTTTACTAAGTAAGGTATCTTTCCTAAGTACACCAGCAAACAACAATCACAATCTTACAAGATTTCAAGTTAACATAACTGACAACAGTGTAATTGTGCCTGCACACGGTCTAGTCACTGGAGATGCTGTTAGAGTTGTAGGAAGCACACTCTTTGAAATCAACAGTGATGTAGTAACAAGTGGAAGTAGATTCTTTGTTGGATCTGTAACTACTAACTCGTTCACTCTGCACGACCTACGTTCGAATGCATTAAGCAGCATCAATGGTCTTGTTACTAGTGCAAGAAACATAACTGCTACAGGATCTGGTTCTGCAGATTTTATTGCAAACAATGTTCGAGTTAGCAGTGTAGTAAACACAAGCTCAAGCGAAAAAACAAACTGGAACAGTCTTGCAGTAACAAACATTGACGCAAGCAATATCATTTCTGGTACAGTTTCGCCAACAAGACTTGCGTCGAGCGGTACTGCAAACACCGACACATTCCTAAGAGGCGATAGCAGTTATCAAACTGTTGTTCAATCTATTAAAAAAGCAAATACCACAGACAATCCGATAACACTTACCGGTTCAAATGTTGCTGGAGAATTTTACGGAGATCCAGTAAACATTGGAATCTCCAATGTTAATTTAGATGTAGGACAAACTTATTCTACACTAGGTGTTGTAAGATTCTTACAAACACAATTTGATGTTGATAGCAGCGGCACAGGACAGGTGTTTATCAAAGACGGAGTTGTTGATGCAGGAACACTAGATGGTCTTGATAGTTCTTATTTCTTAAACCCAGCAAACTTAACTAGTGCTGTACCGGTTTCAAGAGGTGGTACAAACTTAACTACTTACGCAGTTGGCGATATGCTTTTTGCAACATCGTCTGGTACACTGAACACACTAAACATCGGTAGAAACAAAAATATTCTAAGGTCGAGCGGTACTGCACCGGAGTGGGTTAATGCTCTTGATATCTCTGAAGGACTTGATGTAGGCAGTGCAACACTAGCATCGCTGAGTACTGGCACAGGGCAAATTTATAATGCTAATGTTACCACACTAGAACTTGGCAGTGATGCCGAAAATGTAAAAATTGGTAAGAGTACAAGCACAAGAAGCATTACTTCTTTTGTTGCAAATTACAATGCAACAATCAGTCAAAACGTAGTAGTTAACCTAGAATCCTTTACTAAACTAACAAACAGCGGAGTACTAACTGGCGGCAAAGAAGTACCAATGGCCAACACCAGCGGCATAATTGCTGGTATGATTGTGACTGGAAGCGGCTCTATTCCTGTAAACACAACTGTTAGTGGCGTAACTGATGAATACATTTATTTTAGTAATGTTACAACCGGTACAATAACCAGCGGTACAACTCTAACATTTACTTATACACCTCTTGCATTGGGCATTCGTGCAGGCGACACTGTTAATATTGCTAGCAGTACTGTAACTAACCTAGATGGTAGTTGGCCAGTGATCGGTGCAACTGCGAATGCAACATCGTTTACAATTCAAACTGATGCCAACGTAACTGCTAACCCAGCAACTCCAAAGTCGGGTACTATTACCAAAGACAACACCATGGTTATTAGAAATCGTAGAGTGATCTTTGGTAGTGCCGAAGGCAGTGCAGCCCCAGTAGATGCAACTCTAAGAGGAGAAGATGGTATTGGAACAAACGTTGCAGGCGGCGACATTATTGTTCAGCCTGGACTAGGAACTGGTAATGCCGTCGGCGGCGACTTTGTTGTTAAGACTGGTACTAGCAGTACAAGCAGTGATTTTAAGCATACTTCTGCAACTAGACTAACAATTGACACCAGTGGTAAATCAACATTCACTGGCGAAGTGGGTGTTGCTGGCACACTAAGCACTAGCGCAACAACAGTAAACGTTGTTAACACTACTGCAACAACTGCAAACTTTGCAGGTGCAGCAACAGCACTTACAATCGGTGCAACCACTGGTACTGCAACTATTAGAAATGCCAGTGTTGTACTAAGTGGTGACCTTGAAGTACAAGGCGGCGACCTAACCACAAACCAAACAACATTTAACTTGTTAAATGCAACAGCCACAACTGTTAACACATTTGGTGCAGCAACAGCACTTACAATCGGTGCAACCACTGGTACTGCAACTATTAGAAATGCCAGTGTTGTACTAAGTGGTGACCTTGAAGTACAAGGTGGTGACCTAACCACAAACCAAACAACATTCAACTTGTTAAATGCAACAGCCACAACTGTTAACGCATTTGGTGCTGCAACAACACTCACAATTGGTCAAACAAGCGGTACCACAACTGTTAGAAATAACTTAACCACTACACTTGATTTAGCAGTTAACGGTGGTGATATAACCACAACTGCTACAACATTTAACTTAGTAAATGCTAACGCAACAACTGTAAACTTTGCAGGCGGTGCATCTAGTGTGGTAATTGGTGCTGCAACTTCAGTAGTAAGATTTACTGACGATGTTGATGTTGATGGTAACTTAAATGTTGATGGACCATCAACATTTACAAACAGCACTGTGTCAACTAATACAACTAGTGGTGCTGTTGTTATCACTGGTGGTGTCGGTGTTGGCGGTAACCTACACGTCGGTGGTACACTAAACGGTAACGGCAGTGGATTAACTACTCTTGATGCTAGTAACTTGTCCAGTGGTACTGTACCCAGTGCTAGAATGACTGGTAGTTATACTGGCATCACAGGAACTGGTGCTCTAGACGCAGGTCAAATTACCAGCGGATTTGGTAGTATTAATATTGGTACAGATATATTTACTGGTAACGGTAGTGGATTAACCAACGTAGATGCTGCAACATTAGACGGTATCGACAGTGCAAGTTTTGTAAGAAGCGACGCAACCGATACAGTCACTGGATTGATTACTACAAGTCTAAGCGGCGAACAAATGCGATTTGGTGATAGCGGTGCAACTGGCAGTCCGTTTATTAGCTTGTATCAAACTACTACACGTAGAGGTTACATACAATATGTAAACGGCGGAACTTTCCGTATAAGAAACGAAGGAAGTGCAAGCGGTATTGACTTCTCAACTGGCACAACCGGTCTTCAATTCTTTGACGGTACTAACACCAGCACTGTATGGCACGCTGCAAACGACGGATCGGGTTCCGGACTAGATGCTGACACAGTCGATGGAATTGATTCGGGTAGTTTCTTACGCAGTGATGCAAATGATACATTTAGCGGCACACTAAGCGGCACAGGTAGCATTAACATCAGTGGCACTATTGCAGCTACATCATACACAGGTGACGGTAGTGGGCTGACTGGCGTAGTTGGCACCGATAGCACAAAGTTACCTTTAGCAGGCGGCACATTAACCGGTCGACTTATTTCAACCCTTGCAAATAGCACAGCAACAGGTGGCGGCCAAATATACTTAAACGGAGCAACTGGTAATAGAATTGATTGGAATGTCAATGGCATTGCTGCACCTGCATTTACAACTCGAAGTGCAGGTACTAAGTTAGTATTGTATCCAAACGTGGGTGCTGCATCAGTAGATTTTGCAATAGGTATCGAAGCATCTAATATGTGGTTGGGTGTAGTTGCACAAGAAATAGAACAATACGTTCCAGAAGTTGTTACTACACTAGAAGACGGCACTAAGACTGTTAACTACGGTGCAATGGCCGGCTTGTTCATTGAAGTGTTTAAAGAGCAACAAAAGCAAATTGATGAACTACGTGCAATGGTTCAAAAACTTGCCGATAAATAATGAGTAGCCGGTTTTTACCGGCTACTCTACTTGACAAAAGTAAATAATGTGCTAATATTAAATAAGCAGAGAAGTTAAATGGCGTTACCTCCAACAGGCAGTACAATTACTATGTTAGAAATCCGAAACTATTTCGGAGGATCCACTACACCTATTACAATGAGTAATCTAGGAACATTCCTTGGAATCAGTGTCGGAACTACCATAGCAATGAGTGCTACCTTTGGCGGTCAAGGTACAATTTAAGGAGCACATAATGTACACAAAATATCAAATTTTCAATGTCGTTCTAGCAAACGAATACAGCAAGGCTAGAAAACTTACTAAACTTAATTCGCTTGAACTAGCAGACGAAGATCTAAAACTATATGAAACAGAAGTCCTTGATGGCGAAGAAAAAAGTGCTGTTATGGCAAGAGCAGAAGCAGATGATAGATTGCATTGGATTACTGCTATTGGTAAAAAAGCCGCAGTAGATTTGCTAACTCTTGGCAAAGTTCAACCAGAACACATGCTTGAAATGTCAGCACTTCCAATTGATGATTTTAGAGAAGCAGTAAAGATTGCCACAGGCACAGCAAGAAAACTAAATGACGTTACTGCCGAAGCAGAACGTGAATTAAACTTGGACATGGTTGCTAACGAACTAATCTAATGAAACTAGCAATATGTGTTCCTGCTAGAGATACTGTGCAGGTAGGATTTGCTAAATGTCTGGCAAATCTTACTGCACGTTTAGCAAAAGATAATGTAGATTACGAACTTATTTTTAATTTAGGTTCGGTAATTCCTCAACAACGAAACACATTAACAGAAACAGCATTAGAAAAAAAAGCAGACTATATACTGTGGCTAGATAGCGATATGCATTTTCCTGCAACTGTTTTTGAACGTTTAAAAAAACACAATCAAGAAATATGTGCAGCAACGTACAGCACAAGAATAAAGCCGCAACGCAGTGTTGCATTTTTAGACAACAACAATCTAGATAAACGTCTTGCTGCAAAAACAGGTTTACATCAAGTATTTGCTGTTGGAATGGGATGTATGTTAGTCTCTCGAGTTGTATTTGAAAATCTACCAAAGCCGTGGTTTCAATATATATGGAACGAAGATACCAAAGACTTGAGTGGCGAAGATATCTACTTTTGTAGCCAAGCAAACAATACTGGATTTGAAATTTACGTAGATGCAGATTTAAGCAATGAAGTTGCACACTACGGAACCAAAGCCTATTTGATAGAAGAAACAAATGAGAGCAATAGATAAATTTCAACGTTTTGGCCAAACAATTTATAACAGTCAAGATGTACTAAAAAATCATATTTTATACAAATATCCTATACATCTGACCGATAATACCAATGACTTGTCTGTTGTTGAGCAATACAAACATGAACATGATTATGTGTGGATAGTTGATCAAACCATTAACACACTAAGAGAATTTCCTTGGTGGTTTAAGCCAACTGAAGACGCAATCTATCTATTTCCATATGTATATAAATCTAGCAAGCGAGTAAAAAGTTGGAACAAAGTAAAACTTGTACCGACAAAAATTAAAACAGAATATAAAATTACAAAAAACTTTATCTGTGGCATCTATGATGTATTACAAGGCAAAGATAACTTTGATATATTCTTCGGCGGCAACACCGATACCGAAGCATGGAAAAAATTAAAAAGTAGATTTCCAAATACTATTGCGGTTGATTGCTTAGACGATGCACAAAAACTCAGTTCAACTGACATGTTCTGGATTGTTCCTGATGATGTTATAGTTTCTGACTTTTTTAAATTTTCATATATTCCAGACGACTGGAGTCATAAGTTCACTCATGTACTTGGCAATGGCAACAAAGAAACTAGAGATGGTATTGCACTCTTTCCAAAAAGTTATCAGCCTACAGAAAAAGAAAAGCAGTATAGGTATTATGCTAACAAAAAAGAACTTAACATTATTGCCAGCAACCCTGCACCGTATGATCAATTTTATTTAAAAACGTATCAAGATTACCTTGATGCAATACAAACTTCAAAAACAGACCTATTCTGGTTTATTCCAGACGACGTGGTTGTAAGTGAAGATTTTAAGTTTGACGTTTACTTTAGTCATCAAAATCAGTATGATAGAAATATAAATCACGTTTGGTTAAACGGAACTGATTACGATGGCATTGCACTGTTTAGTAAAAATTCTCCAATTACAGAAAAAGAATTCAGTCATAGATTTTATGCAAATAAAAAAGAATGGGATATGATTGCTAGTATTCCTAAATCTTTTGACTACTTTGAGATAGATTCTTTTGATGAATATTTAGATGCTGTAAATAAATCTACTACAGATTTATTTTGGGCAAGCAGTAAAAATATCGATACTGATCAAAAATTAATCAAAGCGTTTTACATATCACATCACAATTCTGTTGATAGAAATCAAAATCATGCGTTTGTTCATGATGTTGTTGACAGTAAATTGTATAATGGTTTATTTTTATTAAGTAAAAATAAATTATTATCTGAACGTGAAATAGAACATAGATTTCCTGCTGAACGCAAAGAATGGGACATTGTAGGCAGTAAAAAAAAGAAATACAATCAGTTTATAATTAACAATTATCAAGACTATCTAAATGCAAAACAAAATAGTTCAACCGAAATGTTTTGGGGAATTCCATCTGACGTAGAAATCAATTACGACTTTGATTTATATTTTGAACATCAAAATTTTTATGATAGAAATATTACACACGTATTTTTAAATAACGATACCTACGATGGCATTGTGTTGTTTAGTAAACACGTTGAATTAACTGAAAAAGAAATCGATTATAGATTTTATATAACTAAAAAAGAATGGAATATAGTTGCTAGTACTCCTAAATCTTTTGATTACTTTAACATCGAATCCTACAGCGATTATCTTATAGCATTAGAAAAATCCTCTACAGATCTGTTTTGGGCAGGCAGCAAAAACATATCTGTTAATCAAGAACTAATTAAAACATTTTATATATCTCATCACGACACTGTTGATAGAAACCAGAATCATGCTTTTGAACATAAAGTCGATGCTGACCTCCTATATAATGGGTTGTTATTGTTAAGCAAGAAAAAAATATTAACAGAACGTGAAATAGAACATAGATTCCCAGCCGAACGTAAAGAATGGAATATTGTAGGCAGTAGTCTTGTAAAGTATGATGTATTTGAAATAGATTCTTATAACGACTATCTTTTTGCTCTTGAAAATTCTACTACAGAAATGTTTTGGATGAGCAGTAGAAATATCTCTGCTACTGTACCCAACATCTACTTTACACATGATAACGAATATGACCGTAAACAAAATCATGTGTTTGTTCATCTAGTCGATGATGTAAAATACTACAATGGCCTGTTCTTATGCAGTAAACATGTTCCTCTTACCGAAAGAGAAATTGAATATAGACATATAGTTAATAGAAAAGAATGGGACATTGTTGCTAGCACTAAAAAACAATACAATTGTTTTGTAATCAACAACTACGTTGATTATTTTAAAGCATTTGAAGAATCCTCTACAGAAATGTTTTGGGGAATACCCAATGATGTTGAACTAACATTTGATTTTGATTTATATTTTACTCACGATAATGAATATGATAGAAAAATAAATCATGTTATGCTTAACGGCGAACATCGTGACGGAATTGTGTTGTTCAGTAAACACTCGCCAGTAACTGAAAGAGAAATTGAAAACAGGTTTTACATTAATAAAAAAGACTGGGATATTGTTGCATCTACGCCTCGCCAATATGAAAAGTTTAGTGTTGATACATATCAAGATTATATCGATGCAGTTGAAAAATCTAAAACAAACATGTTTTGGATGATTCCTCCAGAAGTAAATGTAAAATCGGACTTTGCTTTTGATTTATATTTTCCACATTATGAAAAATTTGAAAGAGAAATCAATCATGTGTACATGAATGGAACTGCCTATGACGGTGTATCATTGATTTCTAAAAAGACATTTGTTACAGAAAAAGAAATTAAGATGCGTTTCTTTGCTAATAAAAAACAATACGATGTTATTGCCAGCGAACCTGCACCTTACGACATTGTGTTTATTAGCAACGACGAAGAAGATGCAGACGAAAATTATGCAAAGTTGTTGGAACGTTTTTCGAGAGCAAAGCGTGTGCATGGAGTCAAAGGTGTACACAACGCACATATTGCGGCAGCAAAATTATGCTCTACTGATATGATTTGGATCGTTGACGCTGACGCAGAAATTATTCCCAAGTTTAATTTTGATTATTATGTTCCTGCATACGATCCAGACAGTCGCAAAACTGTACACGTATGGAAAGCACAAAATCCTATAAACAGTCTTGTTTACGGTTACGGTGCTGTAAAACTACTACCAAGAGAACTAACTCTAAATATGGATACCTCAAAGCCGGACATGACTACAAGTATTTCACCTTACTTTAAAAGTATTAATAGAATTAGCAACATTACTAAATTTAACACAGACCCGTTTAGCACTTGGCGCAGTGCTTTTAGAGAAACAGTTAAACTTGCTAGTAAGTCTATCAACGGACAACTCGACGAAGAAACTGATTTTAGATTAAACGTTTGGTGTACCAGAGGTCAAGATAAACCGTTTGGTGAATACTGCATTGCAGGTGCAAATGCAGGAAAACTTTACGGATTGGCAAATACAGGCAATCTTGAAGCACTCAAAATGATCAACAACTTTGACTGGCTTAAAGAACAGTTTGATCAAACATGCCTATTAGTTTAAAAACTGTTTCTAATTTTTGCTGATTGGTTTTTGATCTTAAAGTATTGGCCAAGCCTGTGTGTAAAGGTTTTGGCCATTTACCAAAACTAACCCAAGCATAGCCATCATGCTCGCTGTTTAATTGTGGAATAAATTCACTGTCAACTACACACAAATACGTATGAAATAAAAATTGCTCATCGTTACTAACAAAAGTTTCTAAGGGTATTGCTTTTTTTATTTCGGGTATAATACCAATTTCTTCTTGGATTTCACGTTTTAATCCTTCCCAAGGAGTTTCGGTAGTTTCGTTGGTGCCACCAACCAGTCCCCAAACGTTGTTTTGTTTACTTTGAGTTCTGTGTAACAATAAAAAACGATTAGTGGTCAGCGTATAGAAAAGAGCACCGGAGCAAATTATTTTCTTCATACAAATAATTAGCCTTCGGGGAACAGCATCCATGCTCCTTGTGACCACTCACCCTCGTAACTCTTGGTCCAAAACTCACCGGTCCATCTGTATTGAGAATTTGTTGCTAAGTTAATAATATAGATTTCTTCAGTTGCTGTACTAGCATCAAAAATTATATGCCATTCTTCGCCGTCGTACTCTATGATGTCATTTTCACCTGCAACTAAATCACCAAACGGACTGGTTTGATCTTTCCACCCATCTGCACCGTCGTCGTTTGCATCGTTGCCTATTTTTCCGAGTGTAAGAAGTCTTAGTCCTGATACAAGTCGTGTTTCTGGGTTCCAGCGCAGTGGATCAATAATATAATCAATACTTGTATAACTATTTGGGTTTCTTGCTGGGCCTGTAAGAACAGTGTTGCTCGGAAGGGTGTCTTCGTCCCAGTCTACAAAGAGTTCTGTTTGATTTAACGGATTAACAGTTATATAACCTACAATATATGTTCCATCGGATTTTAATAATCTAATTTGACTAATACCAGGCTTGTAACAACCCGGATATGCTTCTGCTAGTGCAGTCCAATTAAATGTACCGATGGACCCTTTGTCGATAATATATGCTTTATTATTAATAACATACAATCCTAAACTAAGGTATGTTGTATTACTTGATGATGCACCTGCTTGGATGGGTCTAAGAGTTCTTTTAACATTAATATCAATTTCGCCTGTACCAACATTAGGAAACTGTCCATAGTCAACCAATCTCTCAGTATTACCGTCAGCATCAGTTAATTCTCTAGTTTCAACGACTTCGAGATTATTCCCATCGTTGATTCCTAGTTCTATATTTCCATCTGAATCTGTAAAAATACTAGTAATGATATTTGTGATAACACCCAAACGTTTAACCTTTGCAGGCGGCGAAATATATATAGGAGTTGCAAAAGTTAAAGAAAATACATCATAGGTAGATTCAGTACCAACTGGAATAGTTCTATTTGAAAATGTTATATTTTCTAGATTAACAGTGGTTAAACTAGTCCAGTCAACAAAGTTATCTGTTGTTTGAATCTCAAGACTAGGATTAAACAGCATTAGTATTTGTTCCATAATCTGTAGTTTTTGGTCAAAGTTACTTGTAATAATATCTGTTTGTACAGTTAACGTATATGGTGTTGGCATTAAACGTTCAACTGTATAGTTACGTCCTTGAGTATTTAAATATTCGTTTCCTGCTTCGTCGTATGCACGTTCTCTAATGTGTACTTTAGAAACAAAACTTGAATCACTGGTTCTATTTCTGTCCATTTCAAGATTGGTAACATATACAGCCATACGAGGAATTGACGGCATTTTATTTTCACTGTTTTCTTGAATTAGTGCAGCAACTTGTTTAGATATATCACCATACAACACTGGCACTCTTTTTAGTGTGCCATCGCTTTGTTGATAACTGAAATTACTTAACAGTCTAATAATTTGTGTTATATATCTTCTTATTTGGCCGTCGTAAAAATGTAAACTCATTAGTTATCTGCCCTAGGTCTCAATGCCTTACTTAGGCTTTGTCTTTCGTCTATGGTATCGCCGCAGATTGTATCTGTGTTTGTATTATTAATAAATGTACCTTTTTGAGTTCTTCTTATTGCACTATTTGTAAGTGTATGTCTTACATTGTCTTCAACCTTCACCCATCTGCTCCCGTCAAATCTAAATAGTCTATTAGGCATAAAATCTGTTCTTAAGAAGTAATCTCCTTTGATTGCCGCCTGAGGAAATGTAATGCCGCTTCCAAACGCTTCACCATTGGGAGCAAAACCGTCTCCTAGTAAGTATCCCGAATATCCTTCTCTTACCGGAGTTTGATTTATTCTATCTGCAAACTCACTGGAAGCACTAGCATCTAGATTGGTTAAATCGGCTGTGACTAATTCTGCTTTTCCGTTTTCATCAACTTGTAATGTATAGAAATGACTAGTGTTGTAACCACTCAATCCTGCATCTGCTTCTGCTTGAGCAATAACAGCATCGTTGATTTCAATCTCTTTATTATAGGTGCTTAGTAAGTCACCAATGGTTGTACCTGTATTTTCTCCAGCGGGCTTATCCAGTATGTCTTGGTATTCTTGACTTGGAACAAGTTGTTTTAACTTTAATCTATACAAGTGTGGGTACCAAGTTTGACTAAAACCTTCAGACGCACGGGTGACTTCTTCAACAACATAAAATCGTTTAAGTGCAAGGTCGTACCCGTTGAGAGCATATTCGTCAGCCAAGTGTGGTAGTTCAATAACATCACCTGAAATAATTTTTCTACTCAGTGTCTTAACAGTTGAATTAATGTGGACAGTCATAAAAACAATATCGTTACTTAAAAACAATCCAAACTGACTTAGATTAAAATCGTTGTCTTGTAAATTATAAATGCCTCTTATTCTATAGATATCTTGGTCATATTCTCTATCTCTATTTTCTAAAAATAACAAGTCTTGTATATTAAGAGGATCCAGTGTATCGTAGGTTGGTTGATCCGCAGTACCTTGGCCTGTTTGAGGATTCTTTGGACCTAAATACTTGTGTAAGTAAATGTCAGTACCGCCAATAGAAAATTGTTCCAAGATAACTTTATCTAAGAATTCATAATCATTGCTTTTTTCGGGTCTATAAAGAGATAGTCTTGGCATACAATATTTAGCCTAATATAAACGATAAATAGTTTAGGAGAATCACAATGGCTGATAATAATTTAGTAACATTAAAGCAAGAAGTATTTGATTATGTTCATACATTCCTTGGCGGCGGAATGGTTGATGTAGAACTAGATCCAATACACTATAATACTGCATTAACAAAAGCACTTACTAGATATAGACAGCGTGGCGGAAACTCAGTAGAAGAAAGTTATATAACGCTCAAACTAGTTGAAGATCAAAACGAATACATTTTACCACATGAAATTGTAGAAGTTCGTCAATGCTTTAGACGTAGTGTAGGATCACGCAGTGGTGGCGGCGATGGCAGTAGTTTGTTTGAACCGTTTAACTTGGCTTACACAAATACATACTTGCTTGCAGGGTCTGGAATGGGCGGCTTGTTATCTTACGAACTTTTTGCACAGCAACAAGAATTGGTAGGACGTATGTTTGGAAGTTTTATTGAATTTACCTGGAACCCAGCAACTAGAAAAATGACGTTGTTGCAACGTCCCAGAGCCGGTGAAGAAATTCTATTGTTCTGCTATAATCATAGACCGGACAGTGAATTGTTAGTAGATTATCTATCAAAACAGTGGATCAAAGATTACACACTTGCAAGTTGTAAGTATATGCTAGGGGAAGCACGTGAAAAGTTTGCTACTATTGCTGGCCCGCAAGGTGGTACTTCGCTTAATGGTGCGAGTCTTAAAGCAGAAGCACAAGCAGAAATGGAAAAGTTAGATAACGAAGTAGCACTAGGCCTTGCTGGCGGCTACGGATATGGATTTTTAATTGGCTAAAGGACCTCGTATAGCAGTTGATATAACTGTACCCTGGACAGGTAAAAGCAATAGACGTTATTTTCTTGATTGGTTAATAAAAAAACACAATGTTAAAACAATGGCAGAAGTGGGTGTTCGAGACGGCCGCACTACCTTTCATCTGCTAGACCAAAATCTTGATTTAACAATCTATGCTGTTGACAAAAGTATTGCAGGTTTTTATAATAACAAAATTAAAGAAAAGTACGGTAGAAGATTAATACCTGTTGAAGCATTAAGTGTTGAGGGTGCTAACAGTATGTCCAATAACAGTTTAGATTTAGTTTTTATAGATGCTGACCACAGTTACGAATGGGTTAAAAAAGACATAGCAGCATACGCACCTAAACTCAAAAACGGCGGCCTGTTAACCGGACATGATATCGACTTTCCTGGTGTTAATCGTGCTGTAAATGAAGTTATAAAAAAATATGATGTAGGACCTAATAACGTTTGGTTGACAAATATCTAAAATTATTTTAATATACATTATGAGAAAAAAATTACTAGTAATCGGACACGGCAGACATGGTAAAGACACAGTCTGCGAAATTTTAAAAGAAAAATACAAATTTAACTTTGAATCTTCTAGTCGTTTTTGTAGTAAGCGATTTATCTTTGATCGTCTAAAAAACGTTTATGGATATTATAACGAAGAAGAATGCTACGCAGATCGTCATAATCATCGCCAAGAATGGTATGAAATGATTCGTGATTATTGTCGTCCTGACGCAGCACGACTGGGTAGAGAAATATTCGAAGAACATGATATCTATTGCGGATTACGTAACAAAGCAGAATTTCATGCAATGCGTAACACAGGCGTATTTGATTATGCAATTTGGGTTGATAGGTCAGATTATTTGCCTCCAGAACCTCCAACTTCTATGAGTCTTGAAATTTGGATGGCAAATTATGTAATTGATAACAACGGTTCTTTAGCAGAATTAGAACGTAATATAGATCAGTTGGTTAATCACATATTATAAACTACGCTTTTTTTGGTGTTGTAACGAGTATTTTCTCGATGGATATGCTAAATAATATTAAGCAAAGATCCACAAGGAGAATAGACAATGGCATTGGTATCACCAGGCGTACAGGTTAGCGTTATCGACGAGAGTTTTTATACTCCGGCCGAACCGGGTACTGTACCTCTTATTTTTATCGCAACTCAAACAAATAAACCGAATCCAGGAGGCACTGGTATTGCACCCGGTACACTAGCATCAAACGCTGGTAAAGTTTACTTGGTTTCATCACAGAGAGAACTTTCTGAAACATTTGGCGATGCACTGTTTTATACAGATGCTAATAACAATCCAATACACGGCGGCGAACAAAACGAATATGGTCTTCAAGCAGCGTACTCATTCCTTGGTGTTTCAAACAGAGCATATGTTGTAAGAGCAAATCTAGACCTTTCTGCACTTACTGCTAGTGCAACAGAAACTGCCGGCAAGCCAACTAATGGTGCATACTGGTTTGACACCAATGACTCGCTATACGGTGTATTTGAGTGGAACGGCAATGCTGCAAACGTTACTGGTGGACAAACATTTGTAAATAAAGTTCCGTTGGTTATCACAGACACAACCAAAGTAGTTAACTTCAGTGGTGCAAATTATACACCAAAAGGTAGTGTAGGTGCAATTGGTGACTATGCTGTTGTTGCTGTTACAAATACTAATAAACTATGGTATAAGAATTCTGCAGGTACTTGGGTTGCAGTTGGAAGCGCAGCGTGGAAAGCAAGTTTTCCATTTGTAACTGCGTCTATTGCTAATCCAACACTAACCACTGGAAAAGTTTTTGGAATCAGTCTAACAGCAGATAGTAGTGGTGCAACACTTTATGAAATCATAACAACAGGTACAACTGTAGCACAACTAGCAGCAGACATAAATGCAAACAGCGCACTAGTAGCAGATGGTATTACTGCTAGTGTTACAAACGGTAGACTAAATCTTTTCTATAACGGTTCAAATGGCGATGTAATTGAACTATTTGGTGATGATGCAACATTTTCTGCACTGGGCATTACACAGCCTAGATTATATTATCCACCATCAATTCAAGTATCACCTCACACACAAGTTCCTGCGTTTAAAACAGCAGACGTTTCGCCACGTCCAACAGGTTCTATTTGGGTTAAGATTACAACTCCAAATCTAGGTGCAAATTGGGATGTTAAGCGTTACAGTTCCGATACAGATTCGTGGACAAAAATTAACTCTCCAATCTACGCAACTAATCACTCAGCCATTTATGGATTAGACAGCACTGGTGGCGGCGCAAACATTGCCGAAGGATCTCTATACATACAGTATAATTCTTCAGAGGCTACTAATACTCTAGCAGATTTTAAAATCTTTAGAAAAAATGGTTCAGGTGCAACTACTATTACTAGTAGCAGAGTTGCAGTAGGTTCTTTCCCAATTGGTACTTTCACATTTGATATGTCAGAAAGTACAACAGGGGTTAGTACGCTAACTACTAAAACTATCTCGTTTACTTCAGGAAACGTAGGAACAGACGCAGATACATTAGCAAATGCTATTAACAGTGCAGGATTTACAAATATTACAGCAACAGTTGATAGTCAAAACAGAGTTGTAATTTCACATGCAACTGGCGGAGAAATTAGAATAGTTGATACTACTGGCGGTTTTGATAATATCTTTACACCATTTGATGCAACAATCTCAACAACAACTACAAATCTATACTTTGTACCAGGCACTGATGTTAGTACTTCGCCAAAGCAGTTTGTAGCAACACTTTGGAAGGCGTTGGTTTATGACGCACAAGATACTGCACCTACTACTATTCCTGCAGATGGTGCTCTATGGTATAGCAGTGTTAATGACGAAGTTGACATCATGGTACACAACGGCACTATTTGGAAGGGATATAGAGAAGTTTATCCTCTAACTGACCCAGCCGGACCTATTGTTGGCGCATCAGAACCTATAAACGGCGACCGTTCAGATCTCAGCAACTTAGTTGACGGTGATCTATGGATCTCTACCGCAGACATACAAAACTATCCGCAAATTTATCGTTATAGCAGTGTAACCAGCAAATGGGTACTAATTGATAAAACTGATCAAACAACTGAAAACGGTGTATTATTTGCTGATGCACGTTATAACACTGCTGGCGCAAACAGCGATGTTGCTGGCGAAATCACAGAACTACTTGAGAGTGATTATCTCGATCCTGATGCACCAGATCCGTCACTATACCCACGCGGTATGTTGCTATGGAACCTACGTCGCAGCGGATTTAACGTGAAGCGTTTTGAGCGTAACTACATCGATATTGATGGTGAAAATACTAGAGTCGGTGACGAATCAATGAGTGGTTACTATCCACACCGTTGGGTTACTGAATCACAAAACAATGACGACGGTTCAGGATCGTTTGGATTAAATGCACAACGCAAAGTAGTTGTACGTTCTCTACAAGCAAGTGTAAACAGCAATCAGGATGTTAGAGATGATGAATCAAGAATATTCAACCTAATTGCTTGCCCTGGATATCCAGAACTAATTGGTGAATTGATTAGTCTAAATAATGACAGAGGCCTAACAGCGTTTGTTGTTGGTGATAGTCCTGCAAGATTGCAACCGACTACAACTGCAATTAGCAACTGGGCAACCAACGTTAACAGCGCCGTAGAGGATAACGACTCCGGACTAGTAAGCAGAGACGAATATCTAGGTGTTTACTATCCATGGGGCTTTAGTAGCGATAATGCAGGCAACAACATTGTTGTACCGCCAAGTCACATGGTATTGCGTGTTATTGCACTCAATGACCAAGTTGCATATCCATGGTTTGCTCCTGCTGGTACACGTCGCGGTGGTGTAACTAACGCAACTGCAACAGGTTACTTAAACAGTGAAGGTGAATTTATAAGCACTGCTCTTAACACTGGACAAAGAGACACATTGTACCAAAACAACGTTAACCCAATCACGTTCCTTAACGGTGCAGGTCTTGTAGTTTATGGTCAAAAGACTCGTGCAAGAAATGCAAGTGCTCTAGATAGAGTTAACGTAGCACGTCTTGTAATTTATCTACGCAGCCAATTAAAAACACTTGCAAAGCCTTATATATTTGAACCAAACGACAAAATTACACGCGATGAAATCAAACAGCAGGTAGAAAGTCTATTGGTTGAACTTGTAGGCTTAAGAGCACTTTACGACTATCTAGTTGTGTGTGATGAAACAAACAACACACCAAGTAGAATTGATAGAAACGAACTGTATGTAGATATTGCAATTGAACCAGTTAAGGCAATTGAATTTATTTATATTCCGCTACGTCTTAAGAACACAGGAGAAATTGCAGGTCTTTAAGATTATAGGGGGTTGAAAGATACCCCCTACAATTGATAAATACTTGTAATAAGGAGTTAATAATATATGGCAATCTCATCATTAACAAAACTAACTGTTCCACTAGCAACCAACGACAGCGCAAGCAGTCAAGGTTTGCTAATGCCAAAACTTCAATACCGCTTTCGTGTTACGCTTGAAAACTTTGGTGTCAGTACTCCAACAACTGAACTTACAAAGCAGGTTATGGATGTAACAAGACCAAACTTAACATTTGAAAACATGGAAGTTCATGTTTACAACTCAAAAGTAAACCTAGCAGGTAAGCATACTTGGAACCCACTAACACTTAACTTACGTGAAGATGTTAACAACAACGTTCAAAAACTTGTTGGTGAACAACTACAAAAGCAATTTGATTTCATGGAACAAGCAAGTGCTGCATCAGGTATTGACTACAAGTTCTTAACTCGTATCGAAATTCTAGATGGCGGCAACGGTGCATTTACACCTACTGTTCTTGAAACTTGGGAGTGCTATGGTTGCTACATTAGTGAAGCAAACTATAATACACTAAACTATGCAACAAGCGAACCAGTAACAATTGCATTAACTATGCAATACGACAACGCTGTACAAACTCCAACTGGCACTGGCCTAGGCACAACAGTCGGACGTAATGTAAGCACTGCCGCAACTGGCGCTGGCCGCTAATAACAAATAAAATGATTGCCATGAAAAGGAGGATATTATTCCTCCTTTTCTATTATCTATGCACTTAATCGAATAGATAAATACAGTATGTCGATATTCAACGGTTTTTTTGATAACTTTTTTAACTCTGTACAAAATCCTAAAGGCAACTTAGGAGACTACCAACATGCGGCAAGACTTTATGTTGACAACAACATGCGTCTTGCTCCAAAGTTTAAACATCTCTATCATGTTGTATTAAATATTAATCCTTATGCAATCAGTGATACGTTATATCCTTACCGAAGTGAAATTAACATTTTAGCAAGAAGTTCAGACTTGCCAAAATATCGTATGCAAACACAAACAGTTAACCAATACAACAGAAAAAAGATTATTCAAACCGGTGTGCAATATCAACCAGTAACTATAGAATTTCATGACGACAACGCAGGATTAACATCTTTACTCTGGGAAAGTTATTTTAGATATTACTACAATGACAGTAATTATACTAGAAGAGAAACCGACGGAACTCCGTCAACTACTGTTCCTGCATACTTAAAGGGTGTTAATGGTATAAATCCAATATATTGGAATACAGATTCACAGCGATATAGATTTGGCCTAGACAAACCAAACAAACGTTATACGTTCTTTAATAGCATACAAATTTATCAATTGCATCCAAGAAATGCAAGAGCATCCTATACTTGTTTTACACTGATTAATCCGTATATTGACAACTTTGAGCATGATGCAGTAAGTCAGGAAAATTCCGAATTTAGTATTAATAGATTGAGTGTTTCATACGAATCGGTACAATACTCAAGAGGTTATGTTGAAGTAGGAAATGTTCCACAAAATTTTGCTCAAGAACACTACGATAAAACACCTAGTCCTCTATCTACAATAGGCGGCGGCACCACAAGTATATTTGGTCGCGGCGGTGTTATTGCAGGATTAAACAATACCATAGACAGTTTTTCACAAGGCAACATACTTGCTGGAATTATTAACGGTGCAAACACACTCAACAATTATCAAAATTTATCTAAAGCAGGTGTCAAGCAAGAAGCAAGCGGAATACTTGAATCTGTATTAAGTAATTCAATAGGTAATTTATTGTTTCCTAAAAAACCTGCGTCAACAGCAGTTACCGAAACAAAACGAAAATCATTTTAAGAGATAGCAATGTCAAGTATTACAAATATACAAGAAAACAACGATAGTTCTAAAGCAACAAGATTGTTGTTCAATAGATATTTCTCAAGCGAAATTGCTTATTCCAGTAGTCAAGTTGATTCAGTGATTGGCTTTTTTAGAAAAAGAGGATTCGACGAATTAGCAGCAATTAGTGTATCTACTATATTATTACAACAGGCAAAGGCTGACGGAGTTAATGTTAATTCTTTATTAGATACTCTAGAAGGGTTTGACAAAGTTAAACTAAGCACTTTGGTTACTGCTATCTTAAATGCAAACAGATCTAAACTTAGCAAACTTGGTTACAAAGCAGAAGTTAACTACGACAAAGTAGAAGCAAGAAATATACTATACTAATGGCTAAGTGGGCGCAAGGAAAATACACTGTTAAGAATCCTGACAAATATGTTGGTAAAAGAAATCCAACATATCGCAGTAGTTGGGAATTTGCGTTTATGCAATTCTGTGATAACAATCCAAGCATTAACAAATGGGCAAGTGAAGCAATTAAGATTCCTTACAAAAATCCTTTTACTGGAAAAAATACAATTTATGTTCCAGACTTTTTTATTGCATATACTGATGCTGACGGTAAACAACAGGCTGAACTGATTGAAGTCAAACCGATGAACCAAACTAGTTTAGCAGAAGCCAAAAAAAATAAAACAAATCAAGCACACGCAATACTCAATTCTATTAAATGGGATGCTGCAAGATCCTGGTGCAGACAAAATGGCATTAACTTTAGAATTATAAATGAAAATGATCTATTCCACAACGGATCTAGACGATAAATAATAGTAGTACTTAATGGGATACTATTATGAAAAAATTAGAAGACTTACTTAACCTTCCTGAATCAAAAGAATTGATCAAAGAAGAAAAAGTTAAAGAAAAGAAATCAGACCCCGACGCTCTACGAGCACAAGACAAAGCCTTTAGGGAAATTGCTGAGTTTGATAAGATTGCGGCTGCACTTCCCGCAGTTGACGGCCTTGGACAAATGGCCGATATTGAACTAAACGAGGTGTCTGACAAAGCAATGCAAGCATATGAAGACCTAATGGATCTAGGTATGAATGTGGAAGCACGTTACAGCGGCAGAGTTTTTGAAGTTGCTAACTCTATGTTGCAAACCAGTTTAAATGCTAAGATTGCAAAACTAGATAAAAAACTTAAAATGGTTGAATTACAACTTAAAAAAGACAAGCAAGACAAAGATTCAATCAATGATGGCAATTTTACAGAAGGTGAAGGCTATGTTGTTTCTGACAGAAACAGTTTGCTAGAACGCCTTAAAGGAATAAACAAAGATAAATAAGTTATAATAGGATCCTAACAATGAAAAAATTTCAAGATTTTTTAGTCGAATCTAAAAAAACATATAGTTTTAAAATAGGGCTTGCTGGAGAACTTCCAGAAGGCATCAATGATCGTTTAAAGACAATGTTAGAAAAGTTCGGTGTAGAAACATTTTCAGCAGGCAAAAAAACACCAATACAAGAACGTCCGCTAGATTTTCCAAACTTAGAAAATACAGAAGTTACATACTTTGATGTAGATCTTGTGTATCCAACGACAGAAGCAATACTACAAGAATACATCGGTCATTCTTGCAGCGTGCCACGTAGTCATGTTATAGTTAGAAATCCAGACAGTCCGGTAGAAAGACATCAAAGTGTAGAAGAAAATACCGAATATGAAACTCTTTTAACCAAAGAGGATATGGGCGGTGTTTCGGCACAAGGCAGTGTAGGTACTACTCGTGTAATGGATCTATTAAAAGAATTAGAAACTGCTCGTAAGGAAAGCAGTGAAAAAAGTGGCTTCAAAGTAGAATCTAACAATGATCCACAAAACTCCAAAAGTGTATTAGGAAACAAAAAATGAGCAATATGTTAGACATTTTGAAAAAACTTGACGCTGTCGAGAATAAATCTAAAGTAACTGAGTGTGGTCCTATGCCGTCGTCTGCACCGTCTACTCCAGTTAGCGTAAACTTATCTGCACCAACAGCACACGACATGGCACAGATGCTTCGTGCATTGGCAAACATCGAATCCGGTGAAGCAAGACCTGCAATGGCAGCAATGCCAATGGCAATGGCTGCGGATGCAATGGAAGCAGAATACGAAACTGATGAAGAATTTATCAACGAGCCAGACGAAGAATATGCTGACCATAAGTTTATGACCAAAGATTTGAGCGGCGGTATTAATCGTGAAAAGAATATGTATAAACCAGCAGCAAAAGGTGATAACCCAATGTCTGTTGAATCGATCAAAGATCGTTTGTATCGTGCATTGAACGAAAAGAACGCAAAGCCAGATTTCTTAGACATGGACAAAGATGGCAACAAAAAAGAGCCAATGAAAAAAGCAGTTGCTGACAAGAAGAAAGCACCTGTTAAAGAAGTATCAAGTAAAACTAGACAATCGTATACTAAGGCAGCAAATGCCAGCCTTGATAAAGCCCTAGACAGTGGAGACAAAAAAACTGTAAAAAAGAGAGATAGCGGTCTCGATCTAGCCTATGATAAAAAAATACGCGATATGAAGAAAGACAGTGAAGCACGTTCCAAAGCCAACGAAGCAGCAAAACCAGACTTCCTTGATATGGACAAAGATGGCAACAAAAAAGAGCCGATGAAAAAGGCTGTTGCTGATAAGAAAAAAGCACCATTTAAAAAGTAACAAAAAGCGCCAAGAGGCGCTTTTTTTATTGCTAAATATTTTATGGGAAAAAGTTTAGACGGGGTCTTAGTTAAGAAGGCCAACCAAAAAGAAACATATACAGAAAATCAAATTGAGGATTTACTCAAATGTATGGATCCTGAAGAAGGTTATTTGCACTTTGCAAAACACTTTGCTTACATTCAGCATCCTGTTAAAGGTAAGTTGCTGTTTGAACCTTATGAATATCAGTTAAGATTATTGCACAGTTATCATAGTTTTCGTTTTAACATTAACATGATGCCTCGACAAACAGGAAAAACAACTTGTGCTGCAATTTATCTTTGCTGGTATGCAATGTTTCACCCAGATCAAACCATTCTTATTGCAGCACACAAATATACCGGCGCACAAGAAATCATGCAACGTGTTCGTTATGTTTACGAAACTTGTCCGGATCACATTCGTGCAGGTGCAACTGGTTATGCCAAAGGCTTTATTGAATTTGAAAACGGGTCACGTATTGTAAGCCAAACAACTACTGGTAACACAGGACGTGGTATGAGTATTTCATTGCTATACTGTGACGAATTTGCGTTCGTGCAGCCCAACATTGCAGAAGAGTTTTGGACCTCAATTTCGCCTACACTTGCAACAGGTGGCCGAGCAATTATCACTAGTACACCAAACAGCGACGAAGATACATTTGCTACAATTTGGAAACAAGCAGAACTAAAATTTGACGAATATGGCAACGAAAGTGAAGTAGGTGTAAACGGATTTCATGCATTTAGAGCATACTGGGACGAACATCCAGACCGCGACGAAGAATGGAAAAAAGCCGAACTTGGTCGTATCGGTGAAGAAAAGTTTCGTCGTGAATATGGCTGTGAATTCTTAATCTATGACGAAACACTAGTTAACAGTATTAAACTTGCTGAAATGGAGGGCGTTAGTCCTATAATAAACATGGGGCAAACTCGTTGGTATAAAAAACCTAATCCAAAATACAGTTATGTTGTAGCATTAGACCCTGCTATGGGTACCGGCGGAAACTACGCAGCAATACAGGTTATCGAATTACCGACCTACGAACAAGTTGCAGAATGGCAACATAACACCACTGCAATTCCTGGCCAAATTAGAGTGCTAAAAGATATTTGTCAATATATTGCTGACGAAACAAAATCCGGAGGTTCTAACATATACTGGAGTGTAGAAAACAACGGACTAGGAGAAGCCGCGCTAATTGTTATCAACGACTTTGGTGAAGAAAATATTCCTGGGCTTTTTATTAGCGAGCCAATAAGAAAAGGTCATGTTAGAAAGTTTAGAAAAGGCTTTAACACAACACATAGTTCAAAAGTAACTGTATGTGCTAGATTAAAAACAATGATTGAAAACGATCAACTGTTGGTTAGAAGTAAACCTCTTATCTCCGAACTTAAAAACTTTATTGCCACAGGCAGTAGTTTTCAAGCCAAGCAAGGACAAACAGACGATCTTGTAAGTGCAATGATGTTGTCTTTAAGAATGATTACAATTATCAAAGATTGGGACCCAACAATATATAATACATTTGTCCAAATCGAAACCGAAGACGACTATGAAATGCCAATGCCGATCTTTATAAGCAGTAGTTTTTGATAAATAACATATAATGAAGAACCTTAGTAGTGTAGCAAATGATCTATTTCAAAAGATTCGCGGAAGATTTCCTAGCGTAACTATCGGCGACCGAGATGGAAATATTACAAATGTTCCATCTGATGCACGTTTCTTTGATTTTGCATTTACCGATTCCGGCAATGAACTTGGTAAAGTAAATGTTAGTTTAGATGAAAAAAACGGTGTTGTTGTAGTAGTAGGAAAAGATCTAGTACAAGGTAAGGACGAAGTAGTACAAGGCAACTGGTATAATTTTCTTAAAGAGTTGAGAATCTTTGCTAAGAAAAGAATGATGCCATTTGATGTACGAGATATTAATAAGTCAAATCTAAACAGAAGAGACTATCAATTTTTAGCAACAAATCGCCCCGGAGAAGAACCAATGGCCGAGTCAAGAATGTATGGCACAAACAAAACAAGTTATCAGCGTATCGGAAACGCACGCCTAGCAATTAAGCATACTCAACCAATCAACGTTGAATCAGTAGGTAGCCGTTCACAAAAAATCGGTGCAATTTATATTGAATCTCCAGAAGGTGAACGTTTTAAATATCCATTCCGTCACCTAGCAGGTGCTAGAGCAATGGCTCGTCACGTTAGTGAAGGCGGTAATGCTTATGACGATTTCGGCAAGTACGTTGCAGGCCTCAGTGAAGAAGCAGTAAAATTACAAAAGTTCAAAACATACATGGGTAGAAGCACAGTGATGGCTGAAACACTTGCAGGTTATATGGACACAGTTAATGAACGCATCCAGGCTGTTAAAAAAGAAATTCATCACCTACAAAAAGAAGCATATTATCGAGAAGCAGCCGCAAACTTTACAGTACAGGTTGTAGAAGAAGTACCCAATGACGTTTCTGAGAATTGGATAGATCAACTTACTATCAAGCAGTTTAACGAAGAACTCAAAGACGTATTTCCGTACATTTACAAATTAGTAGGCGAAGCAACAAAGGCCAAAGAACTTGGCCCAGAAGATCTAGTAGCAGAAGAAGTAGATGATCTCGATGAAATATCAGGTGCTGCCCGTGCGGCTGTGGCATTAAGTGCTGCTCGTAGGTTGGATCGCAGGTCTGACCGTAGAACTTCTGCCGATAACAAAGAACCCGAAGCAGACGTATTTAAGCCATCTCCTAAGAAAGACAAAGGATACAGTCCTATGAGTGGTAGGGTGCCAAGACCTCACACTACTAGAGAAGAGTTTGAACTAGAGCAAGCGTTTGAAGATACAATGGGTCAGTTTAGTGATCACGTGTGCGAAGATTGTGGCAATCCGAGTTGGCGTACACTCAGCGAAGAAAAGCAAAAAGGCGTAGACGGCAAAGTATGCTGGAAAGGCTACAAGCGTATGGGCACCAAAATGAAAGGTGGCAAACGTGTAGACAACTGCGTAAAAGTTAGCGAAGCAGAAGATGATAACTTTACAGCCGACGATCTAAGACAACTACAAAAGATGAATAACGTAGATGATGTTAAGCGTAGAGCAATAGAACTTATCACTACTAAATCTCGTAGACCAATGAAACCAGAAAAAGTAGCATGGTTTAAAAGAACAATAGCAAGCAAAAGAACTCCTATGGATGTAATCAAACTGATGTACGATCTTATGCTGTCAGGCGACGGTAATGCAGTTATAGGCTCAAAAGGTTCGATGGCTAGTAATTCATATCGTAGAACTTTTGGTGAAGCATACATCAACACAAACAAAGATGCTATATCAGTTTTAGGCAACTTGCGTAAAATCAGTAAGTCAATTGAATTAGGCCAAAGCAGTTATGAAGGCAATTTAGCCGGTGAATATGCTAATGATGTATGGGAAGTATACAACTTCATTGAAGCCAAGACCAAAGGATTTCAAAACATCGACAACAATGCAAAGGACGCTATTAAGGCAATGATGGAATTGCGTAAAGTTGCCAAAGGCATGGAACGTGAGCCAGGTTCAAGTAGCAACGCACAATTTGCAAATCAAATTGTAAACACATTGTATCCGGTGATGCAGTATCTTGACTCAATAAGAGACGAAGCAGAAACAGAATACTCACCACCCACAGACTCAACTATGTCGCCAATGAGCATGACTCCAAAAAAACCCGAAATACCACTAAGTGAATTTATTCTAAGTTATTTTGATAGAGAATCAGGTAAATTCCCCAAAGGCGAAACAGCGGTATTGACCGCGGTGCAAAAAGATTACGGCGACCAATTTGTGAAACCCGCCGCACAATTCATGAAAAAAATTGAAAGCACTGTAATGGCTAAACAGGCCGAAGAACTTCAAAATTCACCATATCCACAAATGGAAATCATTAAAAAGTTAGCAGGTTATTAATCTGCTAACTTATTCATTTTTTTGACATTTTTCAGTAGACAAGATAAATAAAACTGTGTAGTATTAACAATGTGCTACACATTATAGGCACTAAGCACATAGGCAACATTTATAGGAGGCAAAAACTATGGCATCATTAGCAGAAATTCGCGCAAAACTTAAAGAACAAGAAACACGTTCGGCAGGCAATTCTAATACAGGTGGCGATAACGCAATTTACCCGTTTTGGAATATGCAAGAAGGTCAAACAGCAACATTGCGTTTCCTTCCAGACGGTAATACCAACAACACATTCTTCTGGGCAGAACGCCTTATGATTAAACTCCCATTTGCTGGAGTTAAAGGAGAAACGGATTCGCGTCCGGTACAAGTACAGGTTCCTTGCATGGAAATGTATGGCGAAAACTGCCCTATTCTGGCAGACGTTCGCGGTTGGTTCAAAGATACGGCACTTGAAGAACTAGGACGCAAGTACTGGAAAAAGCGTAGTTATATCTTCCAAGGTTTTGTTACAGACAATCCGCTAAAAGAAGATTCGGTTGCGGAAAATCCGATTCGTCGCTTTATTATCGGCCCACAAATTTTCCAACTAATCAAAGCAGCATTGATGGATCCTGATTTGGAAGATCTTCCAACAGACTATACCGGTGGTGTTGATTTCCGTCTAAGCAAAGGAAGCAAAGGTGGCTATGCAGACTACGGTGCAAGTAATTGGGCACGTCGTACTCGTCCGCTAACTGATGCAGAGATGAAAGCAATTAATAACAACGGTCTATTTAATCTTTCTGATTTCCTTCCTAAGAAGCCAACCGAAGTAGAACTAAAAGTTCTTACTGAAATGTTTGAGGCTAGCGTAGATGGAGAACCTTACGATCCAGATCGTTGGAGCCAATATTTCCGTCCAGCAGGTCTTGCAGCAAAGACTGGCGATCCTATGAACAGCAGTGCAAGCAGTGCAAGCAAAGCATCACGTGACGACGATATCCCTTTTGAAGATGAGCCTGCTCCGGCTCCAGTAAAAATGGAAGCACCTAAGCCAGAAGCAGCAATGCCATCCGCTAGCGGCGCACAAGACATTCTTGCAAAGATTAGAGCACGTCAAAATCAAGGTTAATCAGTAGGGGAGAAATCCCCTACTACTTTTTCATAGGAGATAATTATGGCTAAAATTACAAAAATCAGTGACAAACTCAATAAAATAGGCGAAACGTTTATTATAAGTATGTACGACAACGGCTTCATGATTGAAGCAACAGGTAGAGACAGCGAAGACGAGTGGTCTACAGCAAAAATTCTTTGTTCAACCGAAGACGACCTTGTTGACTTAATTCGCGATACGTTAACCATCAAGAGAGATAGTTAATGGCAACCAAAACATTTGACCCAACAAAATTTCGCAATAGTCTAACAAAGTCTATTGACGGAATGAGTGCAGGATTTCACGATCCTACAGACTGGATTTCAACAGGCAGTTATGCACTTAACTACTTGATCAGTGGAGACTTTAAAAAAGGTATTCCACTAGGAAAGGTTAGTGTGTTTGCAGGTGAATCAGGCTCGGGCAAGAGTTATTTCTGTTCTGGTAACATTGTAAAAAATGCACAAGAGCAAGGTATCTTTGTTGTTCTAATTGACAGCGAAAACGCACTCGACGAAACATGGCTACACGCTCTAGGTGTAGATACCAGCGAAGATAAATTGCTAAAACTTAACATGGCAATGATTGACGATGTTGCTAAAACTATTTCGCTGTTTATGAAAGATTACAAAACAATGGACGAAAAAGATCGTCCAAAAGTATTGTTTGTAATCGACAGTTTGGGTATGCTTATGTCGCCTACAGAACTTAACCAGTTCGAAGCAGGTGACATGAAAGGTGACATGGGTCGTAAGGCCAAAGCACTTAAAGCATTGGTTACAAACTGTGTTAACATGTTTGGCAGTTATAACGTAGGCATGGTTGTTACCAATCACACTTATGCAAGTCAAGACATGTTTGATCCGGATGACAAGATTTCCGGCGGTGCAGGTTTTATCTATGCAAGTAGTATTGTTGTAGCAATGAAAAAACTCAAACTCAAAGAAGACGAAGATGGCAACAAAACATCAACAGTCAACGGTATTAGAGCAGCCTGTAAGATTATGAAAACAAGATATGCTAAACCGTTTGAAAGTGTACAGGTTAAAATTCCATACGAAACAGGAATGGACCCTTACAGCGGATTGTTTGACATGTTTGAAACAAAAGGTTTGCTGGAGAAAATTGGAAACCGTTATCAGTATGTTACCAGTGACGGCGAAGTGTTTCTTGAATATCGCAAAAATTGGTCAGGTGATTTACTAGACCGCGTTATGGACGATATGCCTAATAAAAAAGCAATTTCGGTAAATATCGAAGATGCTGACAAAGAAGCAGTTGTTGATAACGAGGAGTAATTAACTATGAACGAAGCCCAAATTGCTGATATTTGGAGTTTATTTAAAGAATATCTTGATAAAAAACAAATAGATATAGCAGCAGAAAAGTTTGTAGACTTGCTTGCTGATTATGGTATTGATGACATTACTTTTAAAGAACTTTTAGGTAATGACAAATATCTAGATTATGCTATAAACTATTATTTAGATCTTGACGCAGACGACGACGAAGAGGATGAATAATGGGCTGGTACAGCAAAGTATCTCGAGACATCGGAGAGATACCGAATGCTATCATATATTTCGAAGACGAGTTGGCAACAGCTCGTCTCGAAGTTAAACTAAAAGGCAATATAGAACGAGCAGCCGCAGAAATGCCTGGTATTGTCGAACACAGATTTAATCAACTACAAGAAATTGAAGCAATACTAGAATATCTTAATATTGAACTAAGACGTCTTCGTAGTAGTTTCTTTAAAAAATATCTTGAAAACTATCAACGTGCATTAAGCAGTCGAGACGTAGAAAAGTATGTCGACGGCGAAGCAGACGTAGTTGATTACGAAAAAGTTATTAACGAATTTGCACTTATTAGAAACAAATGGTTAGGTGTTTTAAAAGCGTTAGACCAAAAACAGTGGCAGATAACTAATGTAGTAAAGTTAAGAGTAGCCGGCATGGAAGATGCTACCTTATAAGGGGTTATTATGGCAGGATTTAAAACTGATAAAACGCAAAAGTTTAGAACTATATGCGAAGTGCATAGAGAACTTTATGATTTAATATACGATAATTTGCCAGATACTCAAGTTAAACAAGACATAGAAAACAAACTTGAAGAAGCATTTTTAATGGCAAAAAAAATGAATGCAAAACTCCGCCAGTATAAACACAACTACGACGACGGGTGGTGGGAAAAAGAAAGCAAAGAAATACGTCAAGAGAAACACATGCTTCGAAATGAAAGAAATAAAAAATAAAGGAAACAACATTGGAAATTGATATTTTTCAAGAATGGAGTGTTTTAAAAGGAGATAACACTTTATCAAGAGCCATTGACAGAGTCGGATTAAAAGATGTTTTAGAATACCAAAAAGATCATCTAGAAACTGCATTTAAGTATTGCGGAAAAGGAAAAACTCGTCATGCAATTGATATTGGAGCAAATTACGGTTTAATGACCTATAATATGTCAAAATATTTCGATCATGTTTCGAGTTTTGAAATTGTACCTGAAGTTAATGAATGTTTTAAGTTAAATGCAAAAAAGTTCAAATTAAATAATGTCAGTATCTATGATTGTGGATTAGGAAATAAAGAAGAAACTGTTGCTCTTAACTTTGATTCTAATAAAACATTTAGTACACATGTTGATCCTACATCGCATGGAAATATTAAAGTAAAGACACTAGACTCCTTTGAGTTTAAAAATGTAGATTTTATAAAAATAGATGTTGAAGGATACGAAACATTTATTATACAAGGTGCTATTGATACTATCAAAAAATATAAACCTGTTATTTTGTACGAAAGAAAAGGTCATTCACTGAGATATAATCAAGAAAAAAATTCTGTTTTTGATATATTAAAAAACTATGGGTATCGAGAATTAGAAAATGTAGGCAGTAAAAATGCATTAATAGGTGTAGTATGAAAAAAGTTTATGATTATTGGATGCCAGACAGCGACAATCATTTTGAAAGACTAATCGCTAAACGTATTAAAAATGGCGGGCCACCCGAGTATCAAGATGACGTTAGAGATGAAGCATATAAGTATGTAACTGATTTTAACATAGCAGTTGATGTAGGAGCCAATGTTGGATTATGGTCAAAACCTTTAACAAAAGTGTTCAATCACGTAGTTGCATTTGAGCCATTAGAACAAGTATATAGTTGTTTGGATCGTAACGTAGCAGGACTAAACATTGAAATACACAAATATGCATTGGGCAACGTAACCAATAAAGTAGAAATGATTTACGATGCAGAAAACACTGGTAGTAGTTATGTTAGCGAAACAGGCCAGGGTTCTATTGATATTAAACGTTTAGATGACTTAAATTTACCCAAGTTCGGCCTTCTTAAAATCGATTGTGAACGATACGAATTAGAAGTATTAAAAGGTGGTATTGAAACCATTCTAAAATACAAACCCATCATTGTTGTTGAGCAGCATCCTGATACAGAGTATTGTGCAGGTACTTATTTAAAAAACCATGGCGCAAAAGAAATCACCAATATCAGAAAAGACTACATATTCGGGTGGAGTTGATTAAATATTTTTATGAAAACAATAGTATTAGTTTCAGGCGGCTTTGACCCTTTACACAGCGGACATGTTTCTTATTTTGAAGAAGCTAAAAAATTAGGTGACGAATTATGGGTTGGTGTAAATTCTGACGCATGGTTAGTTAGAAAAAAAGGCAGACCATTTATGCCTTTTGCAGAAAGAACAAACATTATTCGAAATCTTAGAATGGTTGATCAAGTTTTAGGTTTTGAAGATGATGAAATTGGCAGCAGTAATCATTGTATAGAAAAAATTCTTGACTTGACAGGAATGGACACAAAGATAATTGTAGCCAATGGCGGCGACAGAAATCCAGGAAATATACCTGAAGTAATCAAATACGGAAATCATCCAAGGGTAGAATTTGCATGGAGCGTGGGCGGCGACGACAAAAAGAATAGCAGCAGTTGGATTCTAGAAGAATGGAAAAATCCAAAGACAGTGCGTAATTGGGGTTGGTATAGAGTGCTTGACGACAAGCCTGGCTATAAAGTAAAAGAACTAGTTATCGAACCTGGAAAGAGTCTTTCAATGCAAAGACATTTTTTAAGATCTGAACATTGGTATGTTCTCAAAGGCAAATGTATTTTAGAAACAGAATACAATAATATCAGTCAAAAAATTACATTGTCAGAATTAAGTTCGGGCTACATAATAGAAAATAAAGTATGGCACAAGGCCTATAATTGTACAGATGAATTATGCCACATTTTAGAAGTGCAATACGGCGAAGAGTGTGTGGAGAGTGATATTGAACGTAGAAGTTAATCCGTTAAGAGTTTACATAGGTTGGGACAGCAGAGAAGATATTGCATATCAAGTTGCTAAGTTAAGTATAGAAAATCTTGCAAGTGTTCCAGTTGAAGTTATTCCATTAAAGCAAAAGATACTTAGAAAAGACGGATTGTATTGGAGAGATGTAGATGCTCTTGCTGCAACCGAATTTACCTTTACTAGATTTTTAATTCCAGAACTAAACAACTTTGACGGATGGGCATTGTTTATCGATTGTGATTTTGTATTTCTTGACGATGTAAAAAATATATTCGATCAAGCTGACGACAAATACGCCATCATGTGTGCCCAGCACGATTATACACCCGAAGAAGGTGTTAAGATGGATGGACAGAAACAAACTCAATATCCAAGAAAAAATTGGTCAAGCATGATGCTTATAAACTGCGGACATCCTAGTAATAAACAGGTTACAAAGGATTTTGTAAATGATCCTCATAAAACCGGTGCCTTCTTGCATAGATTTAGTTGGCTCGACAATGAAGAAATTGGAAAACTAAGTCACGAATACAATTGGCTTGTAGGATGGTATAAAGAACCCAAAGACGGATCACCTAAAGCATTACATTATACAGAAGGTGGCCCATGGTTTAAACAATACGAAAACTGCGAATATGCTAACGAATGGTATCGTGTTGAAAGACTATACTTAAGAAACGAATTAGAAGTTCAAAAAAAAAATTTACAAAAGAGTTAGAGAGACCTAAGACAATTGACGATTTAACATTTACAAAAACTGTTAAATCTATTTTAAAGTCATATTTAAATACGTTGGTCGATCCTGAACATGAGATTTATGATGACACAGATTTTAAGAAGGAGGTTGATGCGTTTATGGGAATAAAAGTTGCAGCAATTGCATCCGATGGATTTAACTACGAAGCCAAGGGATTACAATATGACCCTTATCTTCAATCATTTATAATGGGGTCGGGTGGACGTATATGTAATTTTGAATTAAAAAAAGGCACCGGCAACACCCTGGTAATTCGTGGACTAGGCGGCAGTGGCCAGAAAGCTATAAAATATTGTTTAGAAAATAAAATAGATTTTTATGCTGTTGATTCTGGCTATATTCAACCTAGTACAAAAAAAGACTATCATCGTATTACTAAAAATGCATTACAAAACTTAGGACCTATAAAAGACAGAGATCTCGACAGACTAAGAAAGTTAAACTGGAAATACAAAAACAGAAACAGTCAGACTGGCAATAAAATTTTAATATGTCCGCCATCTGACAAAGTAATGAAATACTACAAAAAAGATCTTGACGATTGGTTAAAGGAAACAATTGATGAGATCAAGACATATACCGATCGTCCAATTGAAGTTAGAATTAAACCTGATCGTTCTGAAAGAGTTACGACTAATACAATTTGGGATGCATTAGATGATGCATACTGCTTGGTTACATTTAACAGCATTGCAGCAACAGAAGCATTACTTTACAGTGTACCGGCTATTGCATTAGCACCAAACGCTGCTTCTGTATTATGTAATACTGCACTCAAAGATATTAACAGTTTATATTTGCCTACTAAAGAAGAAACTGTTCGATTTGCAGCACACTTGTCTTATTGCCAGTTTAATTCTACTGAAATGCAGAATGGATTTGCATGGAGCATATTAAATGAAGATAGTTAGTTATCTTAAAACTGTTCCAGCAAAAAATACCAATCAACAAAAAACAGAACTTTTATTAAAATTTATTACCGGTGTTGTAAAAAACAGCGACGAAGGAATAATAGAAAATAACGGCGAAGTATTACCTGCAGATGTAGGTGTAATACAAGGGTGGGTCTATGACGATATTTCCTCGCCGCATTTAAAGTTAAGAAAACAAATAATCGATACTCAGATAAAAAACAAAAAGTATGTGGTGGTTGCTGATGCAAATTTGTTTTTGTATTCAAACAAAATCAATCCTCACGGATATCTACGATATAGTTTCAACGGAGTTTTTCCTAATACAGGAATCTATTGCGACGATAAAGTAAATCCTGCTAGATGGCAACAAATATCTAAAGATTGTAACATCAACATAGAAAACGTAAAAACACAAGGCAAACATATACTGCTGATGTTACAAAGAAACGGCGGGTGGAGCATGAGTGGTATAGACACACAACAATGGGCTCTAAACACAATTAAAAAAATTAGACAATATTCAAACAGACCAATTTTAATAAGATCTCATCCCGGAGATAAGCAGTCTAAAACTTATTTAGATCCTAAAAAAACTTTAATAAAAAACTTGCCGAATGTATCAATCAGTAATTTTAACAATTCTTTAGAAACCGATTTATCAAATGCCTGGGCAGTGGTTAATCATAATAGCAGTGCAATTGTAGGACCTATTATCAAGGGATATCGTGGATTTATAACCGACCCAGAGAACAGTCAGTGTAAAGATGTTGCTAATACAGACTTTAGTAAAATAGAAAATCCAGAAGATTTTGATAGACAACAATGGCTAGAAAGAATATCGATGTTTCATTGGAAGTTTAGTGAACTCGAGGACGGCTCAGCCTGGCGTCATATGAGAAATTATTGCCAGTAACCTTCTTTTCTTTTAACCATAATATCTGAAGATTTGCTTTTTCCTAATGTTTTTCGATCGCCCTTCATGTGATCTATCCATTGACCTAATTTGGTATTAATCAACGGATGACCACCACCGCCTGTTTTTGCTTGTGTTAGATACATTTCAGCACTGTAATCAAGTACATTAGGATGACGATTTTTCATCTGATTTAAAATTGTTCCAAACACAAAACTATCATGCCATTCATCTAATAAAAATATTCCGTTGTCAGCATCTTCGTAAGAACGTTCGAATTCAACAAGAAATTCTTGACATACACCATTTTTTAAATTTAACCCATAAAATCCACACTCTGGCCAAGTTTGCGAACCCTTTCCACGCCCTACATATGTAATCCAACTTGTGTCTGGAAGAAGACTCTTAAATTCTTCATAACTCCAATCTGAATGTACAAATGTATCAGCATCCATCCATACACACCAATCGCTGCTTCGGTTACATGCATCAAATACTGCATAAACTTTGTTGGCAAATCTTACAGCATTCCACTTAAACTCTTTATTCCAATCTCTTGGTCTACGCTCCGGCCACGGACATTTTCCATTTGCTTTGGGCACATCTCTCCAACGTGATTTAAACGCATTTAATTTAGTCAACGAGTCAGCAGCATTTAAAATAATAACTTGATCGGGATCGGGATTAACTGGGTTACAATTTTCAGTGTAAACCAATAACTTGATACGTTTGTCAACTCGCTTGGCAAAACTATCTAAGAATCGTTGACCGTATAACTCCAAGCCGGCTTGGTGAAATGTTGTAACCACAGTGATATTTGTCATATTAAATCCTTGTTAAATAATACTGGAGTATTTAACCAATGAAATTTAGTCTATTCAAAGAATATGGCGCACTAAACAGTAAACCTGTATTTGAAGCATTTGAACAAAGTTTAGTAGCAGCAGGGCATACAGTTTGTGAAAGCGACATGCACTGCGATGTTGCTGTTATATGGAGTGTTCTTTGGAATGGGCGTATGTCGGGAAATAAACCTGTGTGGGATTATTATCGTAAAACAGGAAGAAACGTAGTAGTATTAGAAATAGGTGGTATACATAGAGGAACAACTTGGAAAGTAGGCATCAACGGAATCAATCGTAATGCTTATTTTGGGCCCACTAACAACAACGAAAATCGTGCTACTCGCTTGGGTTTAAAATTGTCTAATTGGAAAGACAACGGCGAATTTGTATTACTTTGCGGACAACATAACAAAAGTTTACAATGGCAAGATATGCCTATTATAAGCAACTGGGTAATTGAAACCATCGACACTATTAGACAATATACCGAACGTCCAATAATTTTTAGACCACATCCTCGTTGTCCATTGCCGCATATCGAACGCGGATTAAAAAATGTGTATAGACAAGATCCTGTACAGATTTCTGGATCTTATGATAATTTTGATTTGGCATTCTCGAGAGTTTGGACAACAGTTAGTTGGAGTTCAAATCCTGGCCCACAAAGCGTTATTGCAGGAATACCTGCAATCGTAGGACCCGGTAGTCTAGCATGGGATGTTGCAACGCAAGATTTTGCTGATATTGAAAACCCTGCAAAGCCAGACAGAGCACAATGGCTCAACGATTACGCATACACTGAATGGACAGTAGATGAAATACGTCAAGGATTGCCGTTAAAGAGATTGACACCCAAACTTGAAAATGTTACAATTTAGGTATGCTAAAAAACATCGAAGACATCATTGAGTTTATAAAACTATCTGACATTGCCTCTGTCTCTGATAAAGGTATTCTTTATAGTATTGCACGACAAATTGCTCGTAATACTGCATTAACTGATCTTCAGTTCGAACTTGCAAAAAATAAGATACGTGCATATCAAGAACAGATAGTGTTGGAGTTTGAAACACCTGCCGATTTTGAATCAGCACTCGACACACTGCGTCAGCCTCTACGTTCAGTTGACAGAACAAAAACTGTCACTGTTAACAGCAACGGAATGATATCTGTTCGGTTTCCGTTTAACAAAAAAACTATTGTGTTGATTGAAGAACTTGCATCAAAGTTACGACGTTTTTACAAACACGAAAAAGGTTCTCACGAGCATTATTTTAAATTCAACGAACTAACTGCGGAAGCAGTAGTAGAAAAATTTAAAGAAAAAAGTTTTTACATTGAGCCCGATTTACTCGAACACTACGAAAAAATCAAAGAAGTTCGTGCAGAGAGTGCAAATCTTATTCCGGGTGTATACAACAACGAACTGCGTAACTTTAGATCATCTGCAATCGAGTTAATGGAATCAGAACTGGGCCCGTTAAACAGCAGCAATCTTATGATGTATTTTGACCGTAGAGAACGTTACGGTATTGCTCGTTTTGAGTTTGATCAACCCAACGGACTGCTTGGCGAAATGTTGTATAGACAAGATGGACAGATTGCTGTTAGCCCAACAAAATACAAACTACACGAAGTGGTTGAAGTATTGTATCAACTGCAACGCTTTCCTTTGCTGGTGCTGGTGGACGAGGAAAACTCATTGACCCAAGTTTCTGCAATATATAACGCTGTGTCCAATGTTTATTCCAGCGCAGAGCAGACTGTGTTGTTTAGAATTGAAAATGACAAAAAGACAGAGTACAATCTAAATAATTTCATTAAAGACAATAACTTAAACAATTGGCTTGACAAAAGTACTAAAGTTGTGTATATTAGTAAGAATAAACTGCCAAAACTGCTACTGCGTAGCGATTGGCAGCCAATGGCTGTTTTAGGGTTATCTAGTTTGAGATCAAACAATTCTGTACAAACTTATACTCTTGATGCAACTGATTTAGTTGTGTTTTACGACGAGGATCTCAGCCTAATTAGAAAAACAAGAACAAATGGGCACTACTAAGTTAATTATTGAAGACGAAGTTAATATTAAGTTTGAAGGACTCGACGTTGATGTTCGACGCAAACTTTCTAACACATTAAAATTTGATGTCCCGTATGCACGCCATATGCCTCAGTTTAAACTAGGCAGATGGGACGGTAAGGTTGGCTTTTTTGGTATTGGAGGATCGGGCTATCTAAATCATTTAGATGTGTTGCTGCCAATACTTGAACAAAATGGTATTTCAATTTCTGAAATTGAAGATCGTCGAAATCCAATCAATATAAATTTTACACCAGTGACTGAAGAATTTTGGGGAGACGTATGTTGGCCAAAAGGACACAGATTTGAAGGCGAACCTGTTAGGCTAAGAGATGACCAAGTAGAAGTTATCAATCGGTTCTTGGAGAATCCACAAAGTTTACAAGAAGTGTCAACTGGTGCTGGTAAAACAATTACCACAGCAACATTATCAAAAGTTTGTGAACCATACGGACGTACACTGATAATTGTTCCTAACAAAAGTCTAGTAGAACAAACCGAAGATGACTACAAAAATTGTAGACTAGATGTTGGTGTATATTACGGTGACAGAAAAGACTTTGGCAAGACACACACTATATGCACATGGCAAAGTCTTAACATTCTCGAAAAACGTCATAAGAATGGCGAAAGCACATTTGGATTGGACGAGTTTTTAGATGGTGTAAGTGCAGTTATTGTTGACGAAGTACACCAAGCAAAAGCAGAAGTATTAAAAGCAATACTAACACAGAACTTGAACAACTGCCCGATACGTTGGGGAGTGACTGGAACTATTCCAAAAGAGGATTATGAATTCCAAAGTATACTAGCAAGTCTTGGTCCAGTAATAGGATCTGTGACTGCAAAAGAATTACAAGACAAGGGTATCTTGTCTGCATGTCATGTTAACATATGTCAGTTGATTGACACCAAAGAATTTAGAGATTATCAGGCAGAATTAAAGTATCTTGTAACAGACGAAAAACGTTTAGATTACATCAGCAAACTTTTATTAAAAATTAAAGATTCAGGCAACACACTTATTTTAGTAGACAGAATTACAGCAGGCGTAGAGTTACAAAAACTTATTCCTGGCTCTGTGTTTATCAACGGTGCAGTAAAAACCAAAGACCGTAAAGAAACATACAACGAAGTACAAGACGCTACCAACATGGTTATTATTGCTACCTATGGCGTGGCAGCAGTTGGTATTAACATACCACGCATATTTAATCTTGTACTGTTTGAGCCGGGCAAAAGTTTTGTACGTGTTATTCAATCAATAGGCAGAGGCGTTAGAAAGGCAAAAGATAAAGACTTCGTACAGATATGGGATCTTACAAGTACTTGTAAGTTTGCGAAGCGGCATCTGGCTCAACGTAAAAAGTATTACGCAGAAGCTCAATACCCGTTTACTCTCGAAAAGATTGATTGGAATTAATAACTAAAAATGAGAATTTTAACACTTGAGAACAAAACATTTTCACTAAATCGTTTACCCGAATCCGTAGAAGAAACAGTAAGATTTGCAGTATTAGATAACAGTAATCCTTTGGATCCGGATTTCTTTTTTAACCCACTAATTTTTCTAGAAAGTTTTAACAGTCCTGCAATAGTATTAGAAATTAACGGTCACGAAATTACCATGCCTCTAGACTGGTGTATTGCTGTAGGATGCAGTGACGCAGGATCAGATTTAGAAGTATTACCCTTAACGAGTTTAAATGATAGAGGGTTTGAAGCATTTCTTTTTAACCCACTAACCGGAAGTTATCCACAGTTTGGTAGAATAGAAATACTTAATTTTTACAATGATGTAAAATGGTATTTTCCAAAAATGCGTAACGGACAACTGTTAAGTATACCTATTACCAACGGTGACAATCCGTTGTGTGCATTTTTTGTAAAAGACATCAACAGACAGAGCGAAATTATTGATTTTGGGAGATTACTATAATGGGAATTAAAGCAGGAAAGATTTGGGGTAATACCGAACTTATCCACGCCAACGGTGTACTGGAATTTCACCGTATAGAATTTCGAGCAGGATACAAATGCAGCGAACACGAACACAGATTTAAATGGAACGGATTCTTTGTTGAATCAGGCAAAATGCTAATCCGTGTTTGGCAAGACGCAGACCAGCAAGGTCTAGTTGATGAGACTATACTCGGCGCCGGAGACTTTACGCAAGTCAAGCCCGGCAAGATACATCAGTTTGAAGGTTTAGAAGACGGTGTCGCCTTTGAACTATATTGGGCCGAGTTTAACCACGATGACATTGTTCGTCGTACAATAGGCACCAAAATATAAAGGAAACATGATGTTTGGATTATTACAAAACATTGATAGGTCAATGTTAATTAAATTAGTACTATTACATGTTGCTATTATTACAATTTCGAACGCAATTGTTAGTAGCACATTTACACTAGCAGGCTTTGTTATTAGTTGGTCGGCACTTACATTCCCTCTAGTAGTTCTTGCAACAGACTTGACTGTTAGACTACTAGGAAAAGAAACAGCAAGAGCAACTATTGCGTTTGCTTACCCATTTGCGATTATCGCTTCTATCGCAGTTGTGTTAGCAAGTGGTGCTCCTGAAAGTGTTGCACTACGTATCGGCTTTGCCAGTGCTACTGCTTATGCAGTTGGTACACTACTTGACGTTTATGTGTTCCAACACATTAGAGAACGTTGGACTGACAATTGGTGGGCTGCTCCTGCAATATCAACTGTTGCAGCAACCATCATTGATACATACACATTCTTCTCAGTAGCCTTCCATGGTTCAGCAGATGCATTTATGTCTGAAAACTGGGTTTCAGTTGCACACTCACAAGTGGGTATTAAAATTGCAATTGGATTCTTAGTGTTCCTACCGTTGTATGGTCTCTTCTTAAACTACCTAAAGAAAAAACTAAACGTAACCACTATAGGTTAACATGAAATATCTTGTTACCGGTCACCAAGGTTTCATCGGAAGTTATTATTATAATAGAGTATACCCTGATGCAATAGGCTGCGATCTTCAAAGTCATCAAGATTTAAAAGATTGCAACTTTGTGCAGACTTTGCCAGATGTTGACGTAGTTGTACATCTGGCAGCAACTAACGGAACCAAACTGTTTTATGAACAGCCCGTAGAAGTTGCATTTAATAATACATTGCCAACATTTAATCTTGTTGACCGGTACAGGAATACCAACACTAAATTTGTGTTTGCCAGCACCTGCGAAATTTTTAATGGTGCAGTAGACACGGGGATTTATCCTGTACCCACTGACGAGCGTGTTCCTATATTATTTCAGGACATCGAAAATCCAAGATGGAGTTACAGTATCCCAAAAGCACTAGGAGAAAATCTTGTTATTAACTCCGGCATGCCTTGGTTGGTTATTCGTTACTTCAATATCTACGGACCTGGTCAAAAAGATCATTTTGTATCAGAATTTGTCCAGCGTGTAAAAAAACAAGAGTATTATATCAACGGTAATGATACTAGAAGTTTTTGCTATATCGACGACGCAATTGAAATGACTCATCAATTGATTTTAAATCATAGCAATCGTATTGTCAACGTAGGACACCAGGATGAAATTGAAATAAGTACTGTTGCAAAAATTATCATGGAAATCATGGGTGTTGATCCTAATTTGTTAACTGTGCATCCTTCGCCAAAAGGCAGTGTAACAAGACGTTGTCCGGACACTGCACTGGTTCAAAAGTTAACAGGATTTACAAAGTATACAACACTGTATAATGGGTTAAAAAAAACAATAGAAAGTTTATTATGAAAATTGGAATAGTTGGTATGGGTATTGTAGGCAGTGCAAATGCCGCAGGATTTACACTATTGGGTCATCAGGTTAAGAGCCATGACATTAAATTTGATACAACTCTCAATAACGTACTAGATACTGAGATTATATTTTTATGTGTTCCAACTCCCACAGACGATTCTAACAAATGCAATACATCGATTGTTGAAGAAGTTATTTTCGAATTGAATAAAAAAGAATACAGCGGTATTATTGCAATAAGAAGTACTGTAACTCCTGGATTTACTGAAAAAGTAATTGAAAAATATCCAAATTTAATAATTTGCTTTGTTCCAGAATTTTTAAGAGAACGTTGTGCAGCAGACGACTTTATTAATAATCATCAACTGTTGGCTGTTGGAACAAATGACGTTTATGTTTATCAAAAGATTATTTCTGCTCACGGACATTTACCAAAAAATTCTAAACAACTAACACCAACAGAAGCAGAGATTTTAAAATACTTTAACAATGTATATGCAGCACTTAGAATTACATTTGCAAATATCATGTACGAAGTTTGTGAAAAATTTAATTGCGATTATAGTTTGGTTAAAAATTCCTATATACTTACTGGAAAATCAAACGACTTATATCTAGATGTAAATAATAATCTTAGAGGTTACGGTGGAATGTGTTTGCCAAAAGACGTCAAAGCATTAATATCAATACTCAACGATCATAATTTAAATTTTAACTTGATTAACAGTATCGACCAAGATAACGAAAAAGTTAAAACAACTGTGTTTAATGGTATGCGAAAATGACAAAATTAATTCCGGGTGCAGCACTTATTTACGAACGAGTAAACGGTACAGTATATGCTAGATACAGAGATCCGCCGCACAATACAATACCAAGATGGGTAATAGGTGGTACAGCAGACTCGCTTGCAATGGAAAATATATTTTCATTTTCTGAATGGCAAGAGATGATACAACTAGCAAAAAAACATCAGACACTTAAAAACGAACTTGACAAATTAAAAATGATTTACTACATTTGTAGAGAAAGTAAATAATATGAAAATAATTGCCGGCCCATGCCAACACGAATCATACGCTCAAAGTTTAGAAATTGCACAACATTGTAAAGCAGTTTGCGATGACTACGGTATTGAATATATTTTCAAAGCCAGTTTTGATAAAGCAAATAGAACACACATCAACGGAATTCGTGGACAAGGTTTACATTCCACTATGCGAGATTTTGAAGAATTAAAATCTCGCATATCCAACTTGAAAACATTGACAGATGTTCATTCACCTGCTAATATTATGATGATCACCGAGGGGTATGACGATGCAGTTGACGTACTACAAATACCTGCTTTTTTATGTAGACAAACTGATTTAATTCATGCAGCATGTAAGAGTAAAAAAATTGTTAATATTAAAAAAGGACAGTTTCTTGCACCTTGGGATGTGGCAGGAATTTTAAGTAAGACTGAACCTGCAAAAGAAGTTTGGATAACAGAACGAGGAACTAGCTTCGGATATAATACTTTAGTGGTTGACTTTACTGGGATGCAGTATATACTTGATAATTATAACGTACCGTTGATATTCGATGCGACACACGCTGTTCAAAAACCCGGCGGCCAAGGAAACTCCAGTGGTGGGAATCGTGCTTATGTACAGCCTCTGTGTCGTGCAGCCAGTGCTATGGGTGTTAGTAACTTCTTCTTAGAAGTACACCCTGATCCTGACAATGCACCCAGCGATGGTCCAAACATGATAAAACTAAACGACTTTGATAAAATAGTAAAAGAAATTTACGACTTTAATTACAACAGGAGAACACAATGAAAAAACTTACACTTGTCGCTGCTATGCTTGTAGGCACCGCAGCAATTGCACAAACTGCACCACCAGAAGATATTAAGACTTATGTTAACGATCAAATCACCGATGCTGTAACACAACTAAACAATTCCATTACTGGCCACAAGTCAGAACTTCAAACACAGATTGAAGTTTTAGAAAAACAAATGGTTGAACTACAGTCGGTTATTGATGAAATGACACGCAGAGATGACATTGGGCATTCTCGTGCATTCTTCAATTATGATGGATATATTGCTACTACTGAAAGTAATACACTTATTGACGAAGTAGCAAAGTTTATGAAGGATTACCCTGCATATACTGTGACTATCGAAGGTCATGCAGATGAGCGCGGAACAAGAGAATATAACTTGTACCTAGGAGAAAAACGTGCATCGGCACTCAAAGATAGTCTTGTTGCTAAAGGTATTGATGCTAATAGGATCCAAACAGTTAGTTTTGGAAAAGAACGGCCGGCGGTACTAGGTTCAAATGAAGTTGCATGGTCACAGAATCGCCGTGGCGTATTTGTGTTATATAAATGACCACAGCAGTTTTAATTCCGGCTAGATTAGCCAGTACTAGGTTTCCAAAAAAAATGTTGGCCAATCTTAATGGCCAACCATTGATTCATCACGTGTTTAATAAATGTTGGAACTTTGGATATGAAACCTACGTGCTTACTGATAGCCAAGAAATTGCCGACATTCTTCCAAAAAAGCGAGTAATAATGACCAGTACTGATCACGAAAACGGTACTAGTCGTTGTATGGAAGTTATTGACGAAGTATTGCAATATGATCGATACATTAACGTACAGGGCGACATGCCCGATGTTACTGCTGAAATGTTAATGAAAATTGACATAGAACTAAAAACATTTTCGGATGTTGCAACAGCATATTCTACTATGGATGTTAACGATCGTCAAAATCCAAACGTTGTTAAAATGATTCACAACAGAAGCAGAGCCCATTGGTTTTTAAGAGCACCGTTGTCATATGGTGATAGACATTTAGGAATTTACGGTTATAATAGAATTGCTAAGTCATACTATAATGTAAGTAAAAAGTTTGTAGAAGAAGACACTGAGAAACTTGAGCAATTGCGCTGGATTCAAAACGGTATCAAAATTGGTGTTGTTGAAGTTGAATTTGATGGAATTGAGATTAACACACCGGAGGACTTGAAATTATGGGAAAAAACAAATACATAGATCTCTTCGACGACATGATGCCAGCAATTGACTTGGGCATCAAAGAGTTGTGGGATGCCTCTGACGAAAACGGACAAAAAGATATCAAAGGCGACCTTTGGAATCTCAATAGATATGTTAGTAGTGTTAAAGGTAGTAGAGACAAACAAGAACTAGCAGTCTTTAAAGTTAATGAATATTACAATAAGAACTGGGCAGTGCTGGGAGCAAATCATCCAAAACTGCAATGGCAATTACTATGCATTTCGGGCAATACAGGAAAAAAAGAATTTCATCCATGGATTAAACTAGATAGAAAAGCAGATTCCAGTTCGAAGACTGTACAATTTTTAATGAAACTTTACCCTGACAAAAAACTAGACGAGGTTGAACTAATTGCTAGAATATCTACAAAAGAAGAAATCAAACAACTTGCCAAAGAACACGGCTACGAAAAAATTGACATCTAAGCCCTATGTATGCGAATACTGCGGCACAGGCTACAGCAAGGAGCAAACTCTCCTTGTACATATGTGTGAACAAAAGCGTAGACATTTACAAAAAGACGAAAAGCGTGTTCAACTGGGCTATCAAACATTTGTAAGATTCTATCAACTGAGTGCAGGCTACAAAGGCATCAAAACCTACGAAGAATTTTGTAAAAGTTCTTTCTACAATGCGTTTGTAAAGTTTGGTAGTTTCTTATCCAATGTTAGACCATTATACCCCGAAAAGTACATAGACCATGTTGTAACCAGTGGCGTTAAACTCGACCATTGGTGCAGAGAAGAAATGTATGAAAAATACGCTGTTGAACTAATCATGAAAGAAGGTGTTGAAACTGCACTTGAGCGTAGCGTTAATACCATGGTTGATTGGGCAGAAACACACAACAACTCTTGGAATAATTATTTCAACAACGTTTCGTTAAACAGAGCAACATACGATATCAAAGACGGTAAGATATCGCCGTGGCTGATATTAAACTGCAAGTCAGGAAAAGAAATGCTTGCAAAATTTAACGACGAACAACTAACCATGGTATACTATATTATGAATCCAGAACACTGGTCTTTGCGTTTTAAACGACAACCCAAAGATGTTGAACTGGTCAAGCAGATTGCAGGAGAAGCAAAACTATAATGGATATCGATATTGACTTTCCAAACCGCGATATAATTTTGTCAAAACTCACACATCACGTGGCTGCACTAGAAACTGGTAAAAAACACAACACCGGAATCTATGTTACTCCGGTGCCACACAATCCATTGGATAACGTTGCAACTATTGATTATAAAACTGCTGATCAACGTGGGTACTTTAAACTAGACTTTCTAAACGTTAATATCTACAAGGATGTTAAAGACGAAGAACACCTAACTGAATTGCTGAACCGTGAACCACTTTGGGAATTGTTACAACACAATGAAATGGTAGATCAACTGTTTCATGTATCTGGTCATGGTGATATTCTACGAACGTTAAAGCCCACTAACATTGAAGAATTGGCATGTGCGTTGGCTATTATTAGACCGGCTAAAAGATATTTGCTAAATGAAAGTTGGGCAAAGATCAAAAGCGAAGTTTGGACAAAGCCAGCGAATGATCAGTACTACTTTAAAAAGGCCCATGCTGTGTCTTACGCGGCAGCAGTTGTAGTACATTTAAATTTATTATGCGAAAATATTATCTAAGTTTTTTAATTAATTGAACACTTTTACGTTTTACTCGTTTCAGTGCTAGATTGTTAAGATTAACGCAATGCCCTATGACTAACTTAACATCTTTGCTGTTCATGGTCATCATACAATAACGCAAAGGTTCAATTTCTCTTCTGAGAAATGTGTTAATAGGAATCAATCTATTTGACTCCCACCACCATACTTCGCCTAGATCCAACAGCAACTTTTTGTGATCATCTGATTTCAAATTTGTATAAACAAACATTGTTGTAACGTACTGATCTTGATTTGATATGATTCCAACATATTCGCCGCCGCCATAAGCAACAACACTAACGTAAGGAAATTGTTCTTCTATTTCTTTTAATAACATTTTACCATAAATATATCTGTAATGAGGAATCGGTATGCAGTTAATCCCTAGATATTTATTTAACGATAGAATAATTCTAGTATCTAATGAAGCCGGATTCGTAGTGGAGTATAGACCTGTGTATACTAGAAACTTAAAAGTATATAGAAATATTGATAATACCATACAATTTAAACTGTTAAATGCTGATCAAAAAAGTGTATCACTTGCAGGCTACAGTGTATGGATAGTATTGTTTGACGAAAATCAAAGCATGGTACTGGAAAAAGAATGCACAGTAACTGACGACTACTCAACTGCATCTCCACTAAAAGGCACATTCCAAGTTACCCTCACAGACAACGAGTTGCGAGATGTTAAACAACAATACCTACACTACAACGTATATCTCAAAGATTTAAACAACAACACCAGTTTAACATATTCAAACAGAAATTTTGAAACTTCGGGTATCATGTATATCAATGCAGGTGCGTATCCCGGACCTCGTGCTACAACAGAAGTTACAAACTTTTTTGCAGAAAGCACCTATTGGGTAGGCAGCAGTGACAACGAAGATGCTATTGCATTATCAGAATATTCAACACTACATACTGCGGCTGTATACTCAAACGGTTATACTGGTACTGTCATTGTACAAGCAACATTGGACAATCAACTGTCAAACGCCAACAACTGGTCGGATGTTGATACACTAACATTCGTTGGCAGCGAAACAGAACCTGTGCCGGTAAATTTCAACGGCATTTACTCGTATGTTAGATTTAAGTTTAATGCAGACCCAACTGCAACTGTAGACAAGATACTGCTAAGAAACTGATTGACTTTTAGATAGGTCGTGTTATTATTGTAGCATGAGCATCGTGTCCGAAACACTAATGACCTTCATGCCTGCAAAGCGTAAAACCACGCCCAGCGGATGGACATCGATCAATGCTCCGTGCTGTGTACACAATGGTACGTCTGCTGATACACGTATGCGTGGTGGTGTTAGAGAAGAAGGCGACACGTTTTCCTATCATTGTTTCAACTGCGGATTCAAGGCCAGTTGGCAACCTGGAAGAAATGTTTCTTATAAGTTTAAACAATTGATGAGTTGGTTAAACGTTCCTGACGATGTTATTAACCGGTTATCGCTGGAAGTGTTAAAACTCAACGAAGGCATTGAAGTACAACAACGCTTTGTAGACTTGCCTGTCTTTGAAGAAGTTCAACTTCCACCAAACAGCATCAAGATCACAGATATCACTGACAATCAAAAACTTGAACCTATAAAAGAATATCTAGCAAAACGTCAATTGCATTTGGATGCTGATTACAATTTTTATTGGAGTTCAGAACTTGGATACAGAGATAGATTTGTAATTCCTTTTTACTATGAAGGTAAAACCGTAGGATGGACTGCTAGAACTATTACCCCTGATAAGAAACCCAAATACATTACAGAATCACAGCCGGGGTTTGTGTTTAATCTAGATGAACAACGCCCACAAAAAATATTCTGTATTGTTGTGGAAGGTCCTATTGATGCACTGCACATTGACGGAGTTGCTGTTATGCGAGCAGAGATAAATGATCAACAGGCAATGCTGATTGATCGTTTGAACAAAGACACAATAGTTTTACCCGACAGAGACGAAACCGGTGCTGGAATGGTTGAACAGGCTATTGCCAGAGGGTGGAGTGTTAGTATGCCTGAATGGTCACCGGAGATCAAAGACGTAAATGACGCCGTGATAAAATACGGAAGACTATATACACTGTACAGTATTGTAGCGGCAGCAGAGTCGTCGCCACTTAAAATTAGATTGAGAGCAAAAAAATGGTACGCAAAATAATCAACATTATACTATGGCCCATTACGTGGACTGTAGATGAAATTCGTTTTCGCAAAAAACTAAAAGAACTACGTAAGAAAGATCCGTTTATTTACAAATGAAAATTTGGGGAATTAGTGCTAACAGTCACGATGCTGCACTAGCAGTGTTTGATAAAGATGCAAACAAATTAAAATTAGAATTTGCAAGTCACAGTGAAAGATTTAGTGGTATAAAAAACGACCCTAATCTGCATTGTAGTCATTCGATATTTCGAGATGGATTGATTGAATATGCCGTCAATAATTTTGGCAAACCTGACGAAGTTGTCTGGTATGAAAAACCATACAAAAAAACAATTCGACAACTTCTGGCAGGGCAAGGGTGGCAGGCTAAAGAAAACAATATTCGCAATTATCTGCTTGACTATGGCATCCACGCTCCTGTATCATTTGTTGACCATCATTGTAGCCATGCTAGTGCTGGATATTTTACAAGTGGTTTTGATTCTGCCACTGTCGTTGTTCTAGACAGTATTGGTGAATTCGAAACTCTCAGCATTTGGGAAGGCAAGGGCACGGATCTAAAACGAATTTATACACAACGTTATCCACACAGTCTTGGTCTGTGGTACAGTGCTATGACTGACCGTATAGGACTCAAAGCCAACGAGGATGAATATATCCTTATGGGTATGGCAGCATACGGCAACCCCCACAGACTGTTCAACGACATCATGCAAGACTTTGTTCAACATATTGATCCGGATAACAGTCCTAGGATTGTTTTTAAAAACAATCTTCATCGGGGGTGCAGAGGTTGGCGACTGGATCTCAACACAGAACAAGACCTCTTTGACATTGCTGCCGCTACCCAGGCAGTTTATCAGTACTTTCTTAAAATAATCAGTAACTGGGCTAGGTGGAAATCTACTTCGGGTAATCTAGTTTTAATGGGCGGCTGTGCCCTAAACTGTGCTGCTAACAGCACTATCTATAAAGATTGGAACAGGGTATGGATCATGCCCAATCCAGGCGACTCTGGGTCCAGTGTGGGTGCAGTGTTGGCCAAGTATCAACAGCCAATTGAGTGGCAGGGTCCATATCTAGGGTTCACAATCAACCGACCCTACCCTGTAAAAGAATTGATCCAAGAACTCAAAACTGTGGGCATTGCAGGTGTGGCCAATGGTGCTGCTGAGTTTGGACCTAGAGCCTTGGGCAATCGCAGTCTACTGGCTGACCCACGTGGCGCAGATATCAAGTCCAGGGTCAATGACATCAAGCAGCGTCAACAGTTTAGACCATTTGCACCTGCTATACTTGAAGAACACGCAGAAGAATATTTCGACGGACCCGTGGGCCCTTACATGCAATACACTGCACATTGCAGATACCCGGAAGAATTTCCAGCAATTGTACACCACGACGGTACCAGCAGAGTGCAAACAGTGGGCAAAGCAGACAACCCGGGTTTTAGACGTTTACTGGAACAGTGGTATGCAGAGACCGGTTGCCCTATGCTGTTGAACACAAGTCTCAACATCAAAGGTCGGCCGATGGTCAATACCTGGAGAGAGGCTAGAGATTTTGCACAACACTACGGAGTACGTGTGTTTTGATGGGTTGCTGTCCTAGAAACATAATCAAACACTTGCTGTTGACAATTACAAATACTGTATTACAATTTGTTATTGTAGCAACTGCGGTAGCCTAAAAGCCACTTCCAATATAAAAGAAATAAAAGATGACAACCAGACAAAACACTGACTACGGATACGATATACAAAAACTATATCTTGAAATGATGCTCACAGACGCAGAAACGTTTGTGCGCTGTCAAAGTGTTTTTGATGACAAGAGTTTTGATCGCAAACTACAACCAGCAGCAAAGTTCATCAATGACTACGTTACTGATCACAATGCCATGCCCACGTTTGAAATGGTCAATGCTACCACAAAGTCTGGACTGATCAATCCAGGCGAACTGCAAATAGAACACTATGATTGGTTGCTTGCTGAGTTCGAAACCTTTGCACGTCACAAAGCATTGGAAGCAGCCATCTTAAAGAGTGCCGACCTGCTGGAAAAAGGCGAATACGGTCCAGTAGAAGATCTAGTTAAGCGAGCAGTACAGATCGGACTGCAAAAAGATCTAGGCACAGACTACTTCCGCGATCCTCGAAAAAGATTGGAAGCCATCAAAGACAAAAACGGACAGGTAAGCACAGGCTGGCCCAGTCTTGATAAGAAACTGTTTGGTGGATTCAACAGAGGTGAACTCAACATCTTTGCAGGCGGTTCGGGTGCAGGCAAAAGTTTATTCTTGGCTAATCTGGGCGTTAACTGGGCGCTCAACGGTATGAACGTACTGTATCTAACTTTCGAACTGTCAGAAAATCTAGTTAGTATGCGTATTGATAGTATGGTTACAGATATTCCAACACGTGATGTTTTCAAGAGCATTGACGACGTCGAAATGAAAGTCCGGATGATCGGCAAGAAGTCGGGTGCTATGCAGGTCAAGTACATGCCCACCGGTAAGACTGCAAACGATCTACGCAGTTATATCAAAGAATATGAAATCAAAACCAAGAAGCGTTTGGACGCAATACTGGTGGACTACTTGGATCTTATGATGCCAATTTCAGTTAAGGTCAGTGCTGAAAATCTATTCGTCAAGGACAAGTATGTCAGTGAAGAACTGCGTAACCTAGCAATGGAATTGAACTGTGTGTTTGTAACAGCAAGCCAACTCAACAGAGGCGCAGTAGAAGAGATTGAATTTGACCACAGCCACATTTCGGGTGGTATCTCAAAGATCAACACTGCGGATAACCTGTTTGGTATCTTTACCAGCAGAGCAATGCGTGAACGCGGTCGCTATCAACTGCAACTTATGAAGACACGTAGCAGTTCGGGTGTGGGCACAAAGATAGATCTAGACTTCAATGTTGAAACACTGCGTATCACAGATTGTGAACAGGAAGATGACGGATCGGGTGCAGGGCCGCAGCAGAAAAGTTCTGTGTATGAACAACTAAAACGTTCAGCAGCAAAACCAAAAGCCCCAGATGAACCAGCAGATCCAGGTCGCGGCACACCAGCAGGTCGAGTCAATGCAGAAGTTGACAGCACCAAACTACGACAGTTCTTGAGCAACCTCGGAGACAGTTGAGTCTATAAATATAGTTTGAATGAACTCAATCTCAATAGACCCTGGCGATAGACTTTACAAACTGTTTAATGTAACCAAATCCACAGATGACTTCCAGTGGATTTTTATAAGTGAACATGCACTAACTCAGATAATAAACGGCCACAGTACATTGGACAGTTGTGTTGTCGAACGTCTAAACACAGACCGCGCCAGTAGATTGATTGTAAGCAGTATACTGGAAATTGTAGGATCTGAATATCCATCGGAATGTAAAACACTGTTTGAAAATTTAAACATTGATCTACAACAGATACACATTGTAGTAGCCACAGAACCACAACAGCAGATGTTCAACGCAGCCGTGCCAGAATTCAAAGTCAGTGTATTCAACTATTGGGAACACGCTACACAGTTGATTGTTAGATCGTGGCCGTTCCAACGCAGCAATGCACTACCACAAAAACGTTTTCTCTATCTCAACAGAAGATGCTCGCCGGATCGTGCATTGATCTTTTATAGACTGTGGAAGGACTTGGAATTTCAAAACAACTCACATGCCAGTATGCACAGAGGAGCATACTGGGATAGAAGAATCGATGAAGAACAGTATTTTCAAATTTGTATGAATGGATTGAAACATCTACCATACTTTGAAAAAATAAAAAAATTTTACAATAGAATCACACTGCCGGTTTTGCAAAACAATCAAGAAGCCTACGACTACGATTTTTTCGGAGACCGGAATAATCAACTGCTGAGTTTTTATAAAAATTCATCTGTTAGTGTGATAGTGGAAAGTCATCCTAATCACCCTGCCGCAGCATTCATGCCCACTGAAAAACTCTATAGGTCCTTGGCCACAGGTCAACCGTTTGTGGTATTTGGTGTACAACACTACTATCGAAATCTACAAGCACAAGGCTATAAATTCTCCAGTATACCCGAATTCGACAGTGTGGAGGATCTCTGCACTAGAGCAGAACAGTTTGCAGATTATGTAAAGAAACTGGCCCGCAGTTCTGAGTCGGATTGGAACAGATTTCTCTCCAGAGAACTTGTCTATGCAAAACACAATCTCAAGGTTTTAAAACAGCGCAAACACCAAAGAAGCCAACAGTTTCACCCGGAATTGAGTCAGTGGTTAAAACCAGCACCGGGAAGAATATAATGAACTATTATTCAGAAATACATAATTTGTTAACTTGTTTTTTTAATATAGAATATTCCCAAGATCAATTTGCTTGGGCATTTGTTTCTGAACACGAAATTGAAAACAAAACACGCAACAATCTAGAACTTTTTAAACCAAAGATCCTGGAACGATTGCGCGAAAACAATCAAACAAGATTGATCATAACTTTTGCAACAGAACTCACCTCCGCAGGCGCTGTGGAAAACTATAAAAAACTGTTGACGCAGAACCGTATACCGTTGGAACGTGTGCATTTTATTGCAATAACCGAACCACAAAAAATCATGGTGCAAAACACAGCCCCGGAATTCAAAGTCAGCGTATTCAACTATTGGGAATATGTAACAGCGTCAATGGTGAAGGCATGGCCTGCCACAGTGGAAACTGATCTAGAACACAAACGTTTCTTGTATCTCAACAGAAGATTCACAGAGACACGAGCATTGATCTATTATAGACTGTGCAAAGATCAACAGTTTATGGAAAATTCTCATGTTAGTATGCATCGAGGATCCTACTGGCAAGGCAGTATAGATCACAATCACTACAGGATTGTTTTGCGAGCAGGATTCTGCAATCACCCGGAGTACCGGGATCTAATCAATTTTTATACCAACAACCCGTCACTGCCAAAAACTCAAACAGAAGTCAATCCCCAAGACTACGATTTTATGGGCTACGAAAATACTGCTATAGTACAGTTGCACAAACAAACCGACCTAAACATCGTAGTGGAAAGTCATCCAACCCATACTGCTGACGGATTTATGCCCACAGAGAAAACCTATAGGTCAATTGCTGTGGGCCAACCATTTGTAGTGTTTGGCACACCGGGATTCTATGGTAATCTAGTGAATCAAGGATACAGATTGCAGATACCGGAGTTTGACCATATAGAAGATACATTCCAACGACTTGAACAGTTTGTGCAACACGTCCAACAAATAGCACAGATTAAAAAATGGAAACACTACATAGCAGAACAAAAACAATTGACTGAATACAATCGAAATCTTCTCTATCGCAGAGTGGCAAAAAAACAGATTGTAAAAAACTTTCACAGCGAACTGGTCAAACATATGAACCCACAATTGCCCACAATTGCCAACTTCTACCCTGTGGCCTTTCCTCCCCAGCCGCGAAGCGGTTGCGCTAGCGCAAAAAATTTGTAGCAAAATTTTCACAGTTTACAACACCAACCGACACCGATCAGCCATCGTAGTACTATCGCTGTATAAAAATACCGAAAATACAAAACCACGTCGCTAGGCGTCTAACGACACGCCGCTAGGGGCCGTATGACAGGGTTTCGAATTTTACACCATTTTCACAATACGCTTGGGATGCACAGTAAAATTTTCAAGTACACGCTGCAATCCAACAGAGAACTCTATCGCACAACCATCTCGCAAGGCTAACAAGGTTGCAATGCTTCTATTGCGTACGGAGCAAACAGGTTGAGACAGGGATTGATGTATTCAATCTCACGCTGCTCAAACTCTGTTTTTGTAGTGTAGTAGTCCTGGGAATCAATGAGTATCCACATTATACCTGCTCTATGGTTAGATGACCAGCAAGATTGTATTTCAATAAAAACATGGTGATGGCAGACTCCTTGGCATGCTCTACATAAAACATACGTTGACTGTGCGGATTGTAGTATAGACTTTCTTTGAGTATCACAGCAAAACCTGAATCCTTGAACAGACCACGTATGTTGAAGATACGTGACCGCTGTACAGAGTCAAAATAATCGTTGTTGTTAAAAATGTGTACTGTGATCAACCAACGTGTCATGCACACAGTATAACATACCTTGGTTGGGTGTCAACCAACTCTACGCTGGAGGGGTTGCTGCGGGAGAAAAAATTTTGCAGCAAAAAAATTTGCTGGAGTACTTAAATACTCAGTGAGGTTGTTTTTGGAGGGTGAACAATGTGGTGGATACTGCTGATACTGACTGTGAATGGATTGACTGCAGACACAGTGCATAAAACTCTAGCGGAGTGTGAAAGCAGAGCAGAGGAATACACTGCGGCACGATGCGTGGCTGTGGAGATACGATTCCCTGAAGGGGTTCTACCAGAGTAAAAAAATCTGCCGAGAAAAATTATAGAGAAGTACTTATAGTTTTGAGGTGGTGATCGGGCAACACCAGGTGTTACGCTAGCGTATGTGTGTGTCAATATATTGTTTGTTAAGCGACCACCCCAAAGAAAAATTTTTTATTTTCTCATACCTGACCTCAAGAGAAAATCCGCAGGTTGTCCAACACTGCGGAAGTTCTGTATACATTCATTAAGGAGTCGGGCCGCAGTGTCGGATTAGGCTGCTTGGAGGTTCACAGCATGTCTTGCGTCTGGGCGCAACACATACACGTCACGCTTGCTGATAGCATACTGTACCAACATGCGTTCTGCTTCTGTAAGGCTTTCGTATAGGAACGGAACACGCACCAGTTCCAAGTCCACAGCCAGTTGGCTTGCACGGTTGGAGATGATGTCGTTGGGGTCTACTTCTGCAACGTTACGCAGCATGGCTTGAATCTTCTGGATGTTCTGTGCGTTAAGGTTCAT